TTAGCCTGGCATTTTGGTCACAAAGTCGTTCTCCTGCCAGTTTTCAAAACGCATGCCTCCGTTGTCAAATTTGAGGGGAATCGTCTCTGGGTTACCATTGCGGTGCTTGGCAATGATGACCTCAGTATGTCCCTGAGTAGGCGCTCCGGAAGCATCTTCGGCAATGCCATAGTACTCATTACGGTAAAGAAAGAGAATCAAATCTGCGTCTTGTTCCAGGCTTCCACTTTCACGCAAGTCAGACATACGAGGGCGTTTGTCGGAACGTGACTCCAAAGCCCGGCTAAGCTGGGAAAGGGCAATCACGGGGATGTCCAGCTCTTTGGCAAGCTTTTTCAAACTAGCCGAAATGTAAGTTACCTCCTGTTCACGAGTACCAAACTTCATCCCACCAGTGGTAATTAGTTGCAGATAATCAATGAGTAGTAGTTTGATGTTATACATTTCCTTGAGACGGAAAGCCTTGGCTCTTAACTCCTGAATGCTAATCCCAGGAGTTTCATCAATGAATATCGGGTGACTGGCCAGTTGTCTTACCTGATCGTTCAAACGCTCCCAATCTGCCGCCTGTAAGCTTTGATTGGTCAAGTGCTGATAGCTGTAATTAGCCTCTGCACAAGCCAGCCGCAGGTACAACTTGACAGACTGCATCTCCAGGGAGAATATCCCAACTGCCTGTTGCACATCAACGGCAACGTTACGGGCAATGGTGCACATCAAACTGGTTTTACCCACCCCTGGGCGAGCAGCCAGTAGAATCAAGTCGCTTTTTTGCCAGCCAGAGGTGGCCATGTCCAAGCGGTGCAAACCACAGGGCAAGCCACTCATCCCGTGTGGGCTGTGTTGGTAGTTGTGCAACTCCTGCAACGTGTTCTCCTGCAAATCAGATAGTGAGTGGAAAGGCTTCCCACAGGTACCATTGACAGTTTTTTGGAGCTGATGCTGAGTATCACTCAACAAATCAAAAACATCGTGGGTGATGTCCTGCGCCGATTTTGAAAGTTGGTTGCCCAGCGCAATCATTTGCCGACGAATTTGCATCTCCTGTAAAATCCGGGCGTATTTGACCGTGTTGAGCGCCAACGACACCTCTCTGGATAAAAATATCAAATACTTGGCGCTTCCGATCATTTCCAGCTTGCTTGTGGCTCGCAACTGATGACTCAAAGTAATCAGATCGATGTTTTCGCCAGCGGCATACAATTCAAATATTGCCTCATAAATTACCTGATGCTCGGTTCGGTAAAATGATTCCACTTCTAAAATATCAATGACCTCTACCATCGTGACAGGCTCATTAATGAGGGTACCCAATAAGGTTTGTTCGGTAAATACATCATGGGGCATTTTCACCTCTTGTTTTTCCATTAAGCTATTTTGGGTCATTGGATGTGTTGTTTTTCTTGTTGGCTTCGTACTGCTGGGCGCGTTGTTTCAGTTTGTCCTCTTGTTCTTCTGATAGTGGTTCAAAAGCTGTTCGGGCTACTTGTGCTCCTGCTCCTTCTGAAGGGGTTTGGGAGGCTATTTTCTTCAGTTTAGTAGCATAGTCCCGGTTCAGCCCTTGGTCAAGAAAAGCATCAGCGGTTTGAAACTTGGGGATCGGAAAGGGGCTGGCTACGTGATATTTCAGGTAGTCCCGCAGTTGTTTTGTCATAAACGCTACCGAATAGCCATACTGCTCATATCTCTCAAAAAGCTTTTTATGAAGGCGTTCCCGCTCTTCCCGCAAGTCCAGATGGTCAAACTCCTTCAGGAGTTGGTCAATCAAGGGTTGCACTGTCTGCCCAAATTCGGCTCTTATTTCCTGCCGGGATGCCGAAGGTGGATCAAAGCCTGGACTGACACTTTCCGGTACTTCATTCAAGGCTTGAGTACCCGTATGATCCGCACCCCCTCCCGAAGAAGAAGAAGAAAGAGAAAAATGGTCGGGATGACTGTTTTCTTTTTGTTCTTTTTCTTTGGTTTCTTCTGTAGTATTATTCAGAGCGTTTTTTGTATTACCTGAAGGTTGCGACTCTTTAGAGCATTTTTGTGAACACTTTTTATTCGTTGGTAAAGCAGCCTGACCTGGGTCAGTGTCAAAGTCAGCCGCCAAATCCGCCAGTAAACAAGCTTCCTCCTCAGAGCAGACCACTTCTCCCTGAGCGGTGATTTTCATTGAACAGGTATGGTTTTCGTGCTCCGGGGCAAGTTGTTCCCGGCGAGCCGCAATTTGCTCAGAATGCATGGCTCTGAAGGTAATCAGCTCCTTGCTTTGTGGCAGGGCTTCCAGGCTTTGGTCGACCAACGCGTGATTGCGGAAATAGTAGGTTTTGTTGTTTTGCTTTCGGTCGATGTAGGCACAATAAAGCTTGCCTTGAAATTTGTCGCCTTCGGCCTGATTATAAGCTGTTTTAGAGGCATAGGTGATGCCAATGCGTTGCCAGGCACCTTTATACTCTTTAAAAGAAAAGTTTAAGGTTTCGACCCAGCTATCTCCTTTGCGGTATTCAGGATGACCGGAAGGCTGACTGAACTTATAAAACCCACGGGGTCGGCAGATAAAATAGTAGTCAAGTTGTTGCATCAGGATGGCAGCATTGATGCTTCCGGTTAAATCACGTAATTCTTTCACGTAAGGAATACACTGAGGAAAGAGTTTTAAGATTTTAGTCTTTTTCATAAGTAACAGCTGTTATCGCCTTTGTTTGAATAAAAAATGATTTCAGGCTGCTATCAAAGAATATTCTCAGAGACTTGCCACATTCTTTTGAGCAAATGGTAGATTTGAAGGATGCTATAGTAGTCTGGCGGGAAGTGATGAAATAAGGGGCGTAAAAAAAGTAATAAATGGTTGGTGAAATGGGCAGTCCAGAGGGGAAGGCTTATAGTAGCGGAAAGCTTCAAAATTGAATACCTTTCTATTTTGGGATATTCGCTGGTGTAATACTTACGTTTCGCCCAAATGGGAATCAGAAAATGAAACTTGTTCAAGTCCTAAATAGGCACTTGGGCTTATTTTTAAAAATTTCAGCAATTGCTGTTGTATTGGTTTTAATTCACTGATTTTAATGAATATTTGATTTTGTATAGGCATTATCACTAATGTGATATTCTTGAATGCCTCCAATATCATTTTGCTTGTTGGTTTAGCTGTTGCTCTGCCTGGATTACCCACATAGAGTCCTTTGATTTTCTGTTCTGTGTTTTCCAACTCTTGACGTACTTGATATTCAATAACACTTACAAATTTTAGTGCCAGTAGCAGTAATCGTATAAGAGCCTTTATTCGATGATCTTTTTTAAGATACACAGGCATCAATGATGTAATTTTATTAAGTAACTCATTGAATTTATGTTCGATACGGTATTCCTGACGATAACAGATTACAGCCTCTTTTGTTGATAAATAGGTCACAGGGGCATTTGTAGCATAAACACGCCAGCCTAATTTTAGCCGATGTGCTGCCAGTGCTTCTTCATTCACCTGAACTTCCAGAGAGAAGCTAAGTTCTTCTTTAACCCTCGCTGGGCGATCCCGGTACTTTTGTACTGGTCTCAAGCTAAGGTTTTCTTTTACTTCAACATCAATAAACTTTTGTAGCTTATATTTTTTTAAAAGTTGAGTAACGCTAACCTCTAGCTCAGCTTTGTTTTTCCATTTTTTCTTGCCCTGCTTAGGTTCTAAAAGGGTTTTCAGTTTTTGCTCTACTACTTCTTTGCGCTCATCCAACTTCTTATTAAGCTGATTGGAATAAGAGGGAGAGTATACTATAATCCTTCTCTCAGTCCACGTAATATCCAAATCTTCACAATAGATATCTTCCTGTTGCTCAAAAGCATGGGCTTTCAGAGGAGCTTTTTTATCATTTGTTTTGGCTTCACCAAAAACCGCTGTTAGTTTATCAGGTTTATTGCCCAAATAAGCAGATAGTTGCTCCTTGCTACATTGGGTTTCGCTGAGAGGGGTAAGGTAAAATTGCTCCTTGTTTTGGAGATATGCCCGATTTCCCGTGCTACTCAATTTTGCATCCCCTACAAACAACTGTTGCTTTTTAGGCATACTTTTTTCAAGTTTTTTTACTACATCCTGGTACAAATTGTCGTCTGCTTTATTACCTGACACAATCACAGAACTTAAGGGCATTGACAATGGATCAACAGTGGCAACCATTACCTTAAGTTGGGGCAAATCTGCCCGGTGTTGTTTCGAATAGCCCCGTTTAAAGTGCTCACCTTGATCACGAAAGCTCTGAACAATCAAGGCATCCAGGCGAACAACCTCTTTTGATGGCCTTAGATCATAAATATCCAACATCTCTTTATTATGATCAGCTTCAAACTTATCCCATTTAGATTCATCACTAAAACGCTCCATCAGGCTACCTAAACGATCATCTGTAAAATCCTTTTGAGTCAAATTTGCTGCGTTTAGGCTATGACGCAAAGTAAATAATCGTTCTCCTGCCCAAGATTCTACATGATTTAGTCTATGATCGCCAAGTGATAACACATAAGTTAAAAAAACAACGGCTAATTTGCCGCCATCAAGACCTGTCCAGTTTCCATGATCTGGAAAATAACGGTTCAGGTGCTGACTCAGGTTACTCTCTTCTAATTTTGCAACCAATAAGGGAATATCATCTACTCGTTCTGTGATCATACAGCGAGTTTAAGTATTTTCTTTTTTCCAACCTAGAAATCAGCGAAACGTAAGTAATAAGGGAAAATAAAGCTTTTCTTTGCTGAGTATTTGCTAGGGCAACTAACTGGGTAACCCGGACTTACCCCTGTTTCACTCATAGAGCCGCAACACGCGCCAAAGAAAAGCGAGTGGAGGGGAAGTAGTTTGTTTTATAGATCGCAAGCCATACCCTGCTCAAAACGCTTATTTTAGATTCTTGCTTTTTGAATGTAAATACGACAAGCAAACAAACAACAATCACCTACACGCGGGTGGTAGTGGTGTAACTTCTACTGCTGATGCTCATAAACGTGGAGGTTGCAAGTTGTTGGCCTGGCATTTCCCAACACTCCATTCAAGCCTTGAATGCTTGCCTAATCGGAACATTTCCTTAAAAAACAAAAAAGAGAAAGAGAAAAATAGCCAGGCTGTCCGTTTTCTTTTTGTTCTTTTTCTTTTGTAGTAGTCTTTTGGGTATTCTTATGTATTGTCTAAAGGGAACAACTCTTTTATGCATTCTTGTGGACGCTTTTTATCTGGTGGTAAAGTACAGTTTGGGTCAGTGCTAAAGGGGAGCAGGTTCCCTAAAGGCAAGTGCCTGATCAGTCGGTAAAAAACAGGTATAGTCTTCATCGCCCTATGGAGAGTAAGTTGTTCAGCAGGCAGGCCTGGCTTGCTTTGCCTGGGGAGCAGGAGGGATAAAGTAAGCTGAGTGCTATAGCTGTATTTCTCTCCTTGCTTGCTGGTATGGCAAGCTTGCCAATTTGTCCTGAACCTCGCCAAATTGTCATCGAACCTTGCCAAATTAGCATGCTTAGCTTGACAATTTGGATAAATCACCTAATGTAATCTATAGTCAGATAGACCTTTTTTCTTTTTTTAGAGTGTTTTTCTTTTAATAGGCAGCTACCCAAGCCAGGACTCACCTCTGTTTCGCTCATAGAGCCGCAACACGCGCCAAAGAAAAACAAGTGTAGGGAAGTAATCTGTTTTATAGATCGCAAGACATACCCTGCTAAAAACGCTTATTTTATATTCTTGCTTTTTGAATGTAAATACAACATACAATGCCTGATGACCCTTGTGCAACTTCTACTGCTCATAAACGTGGAGATCGCAAGTTGTTGACCTGGCATTTCCCGAAACCTTATTCAAGCTTTGAGTACTTGCCTGATCAGAATATTTCCTTAAAAAAGAAAAAAAGAGAAAGAGAAAAATGGTCAGACTGTCTGTTTTCTTTTTGTTCTTTTTCTTTTGTAGTAGTCTTTTGGGTATTCTTATGTATTGTCTAAAGGGAACGACTCTTTTATGCATTCTTGTGAACGCTTTTTATCCGCTGGTAAAATATAGTTTGGGCAAGTACCAAAGGCAGCAGATTCCGTAGGCATGTGCCAAGTTAGCCAGTAAACAAGCTTCTTTCTTCCTGAGCAGCGATTTGCATTGAACAGGTATGGTATTCATTCTCCGGGGCAGGTTGTTTTGCTCAGAATGCATGTCTCGGAAGGTAGCCCAGCTCCTTCATTGCTCTTTGGGGGTTTGGATAAAAATAAGCCAAGCACTGTACTTCTCTTCTTGCTGGTGTTGTAAGCTTGCCAATTTGTCAAGGTTCAGGGACGAATTGGCGACATTAATGCTACATCATTTCAATACATCACCTAATGCAATCTAGTAGTCAGATAGACCTTTTTTCTTTTTTTAGAGTGTTTTTCTTTTAGTAGGTAGCTACCCAAGCCAGGACTTACCCCTGTTTCGCCCATAGAGCCGCAACACGCACCAAAGAAAAACGAGTGTAGAATAGGTAGGCTTTTCTATAGATCGCAAGCCATACCTTGCTAAAAACGCTTATTTTACATTCTTGCTTTTTGAATGTTAAATACGACAAGCAAACAAACAACGATCACCCATACGCGGGTAGTGGTAGTAGTGGTTCAACATCTAATGCTCATAAACGTGGAGGTCGCAAGTTGTTGACCTGGCATTTTCCAACACTCCATTCAAGCCTTGAACACTTACCTAATCGGAATATTTCCTTAAAAAACAAAAAAAAGAGAAAGAGAAAAATGGCCAGGCTGTCTGTTTTCTTTTTGTTCTTTTTCTTTTGTAGTAGTCTTTTGGGTATTCTTATGTATTGTCTAAAGGGAACGACTCTTTTATGCATTCTTGTGGACGCTTTTTATCTGCTGGTAAAGTAGAGTTTGGGGCAGTGCTAAAGGGTAGCAGATTCCGTAAGGGCAGGTGGTCAAATTAGTCGGTAAAAAACAGGTATAGTCTTCGCCCTATGGGGAGCAAGTTGTTCAGCAGGCAGACCTGGCTTGCTTTGCCTCGGGAGCAGGAGGGATAAAATAAGCTGAGTGTTGTAGCTGTACTTCTCTTATTGCTTGCTGGTATGGCAAGCTTGCCAATTTGTCCTGAACCTCGCCAAATTGTCATCGAACCTTGCCAAATTAGCATGCTTAGCTTGACAAATTGGCGACATAATACTACATCACTTAATAATATCAACTAATGTAATCTATTAATAGCAGGTAGGAGTTTTTTAAGTGTTCTTCTTTAAATGGGTAGCTACCCAAGCCAGGACTTACCTCTGTTTCGTCCATAGAGCCGCAACACGCGCCAAAGAAAAACGAGTGTAGGAAGTATAGACTGTTTTATAGATCGCAAGCCAGACCCTACGCAAAACGCTTATTTATTGCTCTTTGAATATTAAATACAACATACAATGCCTGATGACCCTTGTGCAACTTCTACTGCTCATAAACGTGGAGATCGCAAGTTGTTGACCTGGCATTTCCCGAAACCTTATTCAAGCTTTGAGTACTTGCCTGATCAGAATATTTCCTTAAAAAAGAAAAAAAGAGAAAGAGAAAAATGGTAAAGATGACTGCTTTCTTTTTGTTCTTTTTCTTTTGTAGTAGTCTTTTGGGTATTCTTATGTATTGTCTAAAGGGAACGACTCTTTTATGCATTCTTGTGGACGCTTTTTATCCGCTGGTAAAATATAGTTTGGGCAAGTACCAAAGGCAGCAGATTCCGTAGGCATGTGCCAAGTTAGCCAGTAAACAAGCTTCTTCCTGAGTAGCGATTTGCATTGAACAGGTATGGTATTTATTCTCCGGGGCAGGTTGTTTTGCTCAGAATGCATGTCTCGGAAGGTAGCCCAACTCCTTCATTGCTCTTTGGGGGTTTGGATAAAAATAAGCCAAGCACTATACTTTTTTTCTTGCTGGTGTTGTAAGCTTGCCAATTTGTCAAGGTTCAGGGACGAATTGGCGACATTAATGCTACATCATTTCAATAAATCACCTAATGCAATCTATAGTCAGATAGACCTTTTTTCTTTTTTTAGAGTGTTTTTCTTTTAGTAGGTGGCTACCCAAGCCAGGACTCATTCCTGTTTCGCCCATAGAGCCGCAACACGCGTCAAAGAAAAACGAGTAGAGTAAAGGTAGCATGTTTTATAGATCGCAAGCCATACCTGCTAAAAACGCTTATTTTACATTTTTGCTTTTTGAATGTTAAATACGACAAGCAAACAAACAACGATCACCCATACGCGGATGGTGGTAGTAGAGATTCAACATCTGATGCTCATAAACGTGGAGATCGCAACTTACTTGGCCTGGCATTTTCCAACACTCTATTCAAGCCTTGAGTACTTGCCTAATCGGAATATTTCCTTAAAAAGTAAAAAAAAGAGAAAGAGAAAAATGGTAAAGATGACTGCTTTCTTTTTCTTTTTTTCTTTTGTAGTAGTCTTTTGGGTATTCTTATGTATTGTCTAAAGGGAACGACTCTTTTATGCATTCTTGTGGACGCTTTTTATCTGGTAGTAAAGTACAGTTTGGGTCAGTGCTAAAGGGGAGCAGGTTCCCTAAAGGCAAGTGCCTAATCAGTCGGTAAAAAACAGGTATAGTCTTCGCCCTATAGGGGGCAAGTTGTTCAGCAGGCAGACCTGGCTTGCTTTGCCTGGGGAGCAGGAGGGATAAAATAAGCTGAGTGCTATAGCTGTATTTCTCTCCTTGCTGGTATGGCAAGCATGCCAAATTGTCATCGAACCTTGCCAAATGAGCATGCTTAGCTTGACAATTTGGCATCATAATGAGTCACTTATATAAGTCAACTAATGCAATCTATAGCAGATAGGAGTTTTTTAAAAAATGTCTGTCTTTAATGGGTAGCTACCCAAGCCAGGACTTACCCCTGTTACGCCCATAGAGCCGCAACACGCGTCAAAGAAAAACGAGTGTAGAAAGGGTAGCATGTTTTATAGATCGCAAGCCATACCCTGCTAAAAACACTTATTTTATATTCTGGCTTTTTGAATGTTAAATACGACAAGCAAACAAACAACGATCACCCATGCGCGGGTGGTGGTAGTAGTGGTTCAACATCTAATGCTCATAAACGTGGAGGTCGCAACTTGCTTGACTTGGCATTTCCCAACACTCCATTCAAGCCTTGAGTACTTGCCTAATCGGAATATTTCCTTAAAAAGAAAAAAAAAGAGAAAGAGAAAAATAGCCAGGCTGTCCGTTTTCTTTTTTTTCTTTTTCTTTTGTTGTAGTCTTTTGGGTATTCTTATGTATTGTCTAAAGGGAACGACTCTTTTATGTATTCTTGTGAACGCTTTTTATCTGCTGGTAAAGTAGAGTTTGGGGCAGTGCTAAAGGGTAGCAGATTCTGTAAGGGTAAGTGCCTAATCAGTCGGTAAATACGTTTTCTTCCTGAGCGGTGATTTGCATTAAGCTAGGTACAATCTTCGTTGTAATCGGTAATTAAAAAACACTTTTAGGGGTAGTATGATCATTTATTTTATGCTTTCTATCAATAGCTATGCAAGGTTGTTTAAGTATAAAAAATGAAAGAATTATATCGTCCTCCAGGAATATTTGAACGACTTTACCTCGAATTGAAAAACAACTATGCTCAACGAGCTTTTATTTGCAAAAAAATGTAGGAGTACTGATAAATAGGTAATTTTTGAAAGAGTGATAGTTACCCTGTTAGATTCAGAGTATGAATCAACAATGAAAACTCCAGGCAAAGTTTGAAAAAAAGCGAGTAATCACGATATTGAAAACTGGTACATACTTTAATTAGCTTCATAGAAATGAAAACAGTTTCTTCACAATCTTACTTGCATACCCCGCCTGCTTCAGTCATAGCCCCGCCTGTAAAAACTGCTATTGATGAGCTACCCATTGAACAACTTTCCTGGGAAGATTTTGAAAAATTGTGCTTGAGAATAGTACAAATTGAGTACTCACTGGATGACTGTGAAATTTTTGGCACTAAAGGGCAAAGGCAGGAAGGCATAGATATTTATGCCCTAAAAGACAATTCCAGATATGCCACTTATCAGAGTAAGCGATACCAACAAATCAAAGATAGTGATTTGGACAAGATTGTTGATAAATTCAAAAAAGGCAAATTGTATAGCAAAAGTGATGAATTTGTACTCTGTACCACTGCGTCAATGAATACTACCCAACTACAGGATAAGTTCAATGCTCTGAAAAGTGACTTAAACAAAAGTAACATACAATTTATAAAGTGGGACAAGGTACAATTATGCCGAATTCTCAAAGACCACCCTCAAATTGTGTATGATTTTTTTGGTGAGGCATGGGTCACACAGTTTAATGGCGCGATTCATTTAGAACACATAATTACCACAGGCAAGAAACTGGATGCAGCTCAGGTAGCAAAATTTAGAAAAGAACTATACAAATTATACAAAACTGTTTTCCAGCAACATGACCCAGGTCTTCCTGCTCAGCAAATCAAAAAACTAGATGCCTTATTAGAAGAAAGGTTTATTATACCTGATGTAAACATTGAAAAAACCAGAACCAGTTTTGTGGTTGGTTCTAATAAAACAGAAAGAAATTATAGTTTAATACAACAATCAGGGCGCATTGAAAGATATGAAGTAGATAATGAATCGTCTCTTCACCAGAAAGATGTAGGTGGCTTGACTTATCAAAACATCACAACTCGTACCAGCATAGATGCTGTACTGCCAAATTACCAAAAAAGCATCATTTTGGGCGATCCTGGTTCTGGTAAAAGTACCTTGCTTCGTTTCTTGGTCTTAGATATTTTGTCTAATACTCCCCAATTACTTGAAATAGCCCAACAATGGGGAAGAATGCTGCCCGTTTGGTTACCCTTTGCTTATATTACCAAGCATATCACCAGTAGCGAAAACTTAAGCTTACCCACCCTTGTGAAAATGTGGCTTAAAAGCTTAGGTAAAGAAAGTTTATTTAATATCGTAAACCGAGCACTGGAAGATAATCGCCTTTTATTGGTAATTGATGGAGTAGATGAATGGAGTAACACTTCAGCAGCTAGTCAATCCATTGCCAAAATTGAAATCCAAGCCAGCCTAACCAATGCCCATGTCTTATACTCCAGCCGTCCATATGGGTACAAGTTACTTAAAGATTCTTTTCGCTCAGTAAAAGAAATATTGCTGGCTCCTTTTTCAGAACAACAACAGTACGCCTTTAGCCTGTATTGGTATACCAAGTGGACAGAATCGCTAGGCGAAAAAGATGTAAGCCTAGCCAATAAAAACGCGGAGCAATTTATTAAGGAACTCAAGAAATCTAGTGACTTCAAGGCATTAGCTGAAAACCCTTTGTTGCTCAGCATACTGATTACTCAGAAATTTAAAGATGCTGTGTTACCCAGAAACAAATACAAAGCCTTGGCTAACATTACCGAATATTTGATTAGTACACACCCTGTCAAGAGAAAAGAACCAGCAGACATTATTATACACAACAAGTGGGACTTTGAATTGAATGATATTTTTCTGGAGCTGGCCATTCACATCCAAAAAAACAGTTTCGAAGGAGTCATTCTAAAGGAAGATGCTCAACGGGTAATTAGGGAGTTTTTGGTAGGCTATATGAACTATGAAGTTCCTAAAGCCAAAAAAATCAGCAAAGAATTGATTGATATTGGAGCCAATGAAATTGGAATTATCATTGAAAAGTCTACCGAGGAAATTGCATTTATGCACCGCCAGTTCCAAGAATTTTTGGCAGCTAAAAGTTTGCGTGAATCTGAAACGGAAGAAGCCATGCAGGTTTTAAAAGAATTTGCCCATAAACCTGCTTGGCACCAAGTACTTAATAGCTTTTTTGGACTGATTCCCTACAAAAAAGGTTGCGAGTTTAATAGATTTTGGGATTGTGTAAAAGCTCCTGAAAATACCAACGTTGCAACCTCTCTCTATGCTAAGTTTGTTCGCTACGAGCTTGCCCTCAATCTAAATAATGCCCCGGCGAAATTAGCAATGGATAACTTTACGCAAATCAAGCAAGAGTTTGAATATGAAACGAATGAAAGCATAAAAGGAATTTTATGGAATATTATACTGGAAACTGTTCATCACCATAAAATTAAAGATGAGGTGTTGACATATTTGTTCAATTACTTTCCTAATTATTACCGTTATGATGATTACAGAATTAGTGATTTAAGAGGCTTTAGTTTGGAAGAGTTAACCATTAGGCAAAAAGATTTTTTGCTAAAATCATTAATCAATGGCAATGAATACCAGAAACTTGCTGCATCATATACTATTCAAAAGTTTATCAAAGATGAGTGGTTATATGCTCAAATTACGAACTTGTTGGATACTTGTTTTAATCCTGAAATTCTCGCTTACGCCTTACATACAATTATTACAGATGGAGTAGAAGAAAATATACAAAAATTATATGTACAAAAGTTTGCAAGTAGCAGACACCCCATTGTTTACCTATTTTGGATGAAATTAAAAGTATTCCTGAAAATACAATCACCAGAAGAATTACTAAATCTTGTAGACAAATATAGTGGGAGTGATACTCTTGATAACATATTTTTATTTGTATTGATGGACGGTTGGGGCAACGATAAAGAATTATTAGAAATCTGTTTAACATCTGTTGATGCTAGTGTTGATTACACAGACAAAGTATTAGGCAAAGAAGCTGCCTGGAAAATTCTTTTTCATTGTTACAATAACTCACCAAAAGTAGTAGATCGAATAGTCACAGAACTTCAAAAAGAAGATGTTAGAAAGACTTTTTATGGTCATGAAACAAATTGGGCTCCACAATTAATGCATTACTTTCAAGGAAATGTCAAGTTAATACCTAGCATTGATGCTTATCTGGATGAAAAGAAGGATTACTATGTATTCCCTAAAATCTACCTATGTTTAATATCAAAAAATGTTAAAGCAAAAAAGTTTTTGATGAAGAATATTGAAGAGCACGGTCATAGCGACTGGTATGTGAATGCTCTTTTGATGGGGTGGAAGGATGATGAGGAAGTTATGCATTTTTTGAAGAATTATTTTTTAACCCTTAATAGTAGTAATGCTGACGCGGCTGGTTTTATAAGTCAAGTGTACAGTGATGCACCAAAAGAAGGCATAAATATTTTAGAAACCATTATTTTTGATCGCAATATATCTAAAAGAGCAAAAGCAGTTAAACCTTTCATTGAATTGGATAAAGAATATTTTCAAGAATATATACTCGATAGGTTTGTACTGGAAGAATTAACCCTTCTGCCAAAGGATTTGTTTGCGATACAAGATTATAATGATGTAATACACATTCTTACTAAGAATTTTACAAAAAATAAAAATGTCAAGGAGTTTATCTTTTCAAAGCTAACTAATGAGGCCTATAGGCAAAGTCTACTTATCGAATTCTTTGATCATCAACTACCTGATTCAGATAAACGATTCTCTGATTCTTTACCACTAAAAGCAAATCTAAGACTGCAACTAATTGAGAAAATATCAGAAAGTACTCCCGTAGAAAAAAAGGTACTGGAACAATTAAGTCTTTATGCAAAAGAGGGAGATTATAATTTAAGAACTACTATTGCTATTAATTATTTCAAGGCATTGAAATACCTTGATGAAGGCAAAGTTTTGACAATTTGTAAGGATAGCATTTTTCATAGAGGCAGCTTGAATAGTGAAGGACAAAGACGGATAGCTTTTTGTGGTTATTTGATCTCCCAGAAATTAGACATTTACTTCCAATTACAAGAAAAAGGCACAAATTTTAAAACAACTCCTAAATTATTTGGGGGTCTTGATATTGATAATCAATCACTGATCATCACTTCACTATTGATTGAGAATTTTGATTATGTCATGAATGTTATAAATAATGATATAACAAAGCTATTAGACGACAACCCATTAGATAATGACGTTGAGGATTTTTGGAAGCAGTTGGCAATAAACTCAGGCAAATTATCTCCTTCTTATCCTTACATCATAGATTACATCAATGATAATCAAGAAACTATCACTGATATAGAAATAATCGATTTTCTCAACAGAACTGCACCTAAAAGCAAAGTTTTACGAAAAATAGCATTGAGATTGATAGATTCACATCATCGGGACAAAAGGGTTTATGCAGCCAACGTGTTGGGCAAAAACTTCATCAATGATCCAATTGTTAAAGAGAAAATGCATCAAGTAGATTTGGGATATAAGCTAAATAAAGGAAAATTGGTAGCACTCTGTATAGGCTGGCCTGAGGCTGATATTCTGAAGGAGACTTATGAAAAAATTAAACCCAAACAAAGGCATAATGATGATGATGTAGAATTTCATATTAAGTTTCTATTTAGCCAGGCAGATAGAGTGGTAGGTTTTTTTGATAGAGTTTTAGAAAACTACAGTGAGGCTAAATATCATTATAAATATTTTGCAGAACCAATGAAAAGGAGAATACAAGAAGATACTCAACTCCAACAGGTTATCAAAAAAAAATTACTTAAGACAACTTCCGCTTCAGCAAAAGTATCCTACCTGGCGTTGCTTAATTATGCTAATTATCATGATGAAGAAATTAATAACTGGAAAGAAGAACAAATGAAAAGCCAAGAAAACCAAGCAGCTTATGGATACAATATTGTGACTAATGAGTTAATACCTTTTTCAGATTTGTTGTATGATATTTCATTCTAATGTGTTGTTTGGCAGGTAACTTTTTTTCTTATGAACAAAGATAATATCAAGCAAAGGTTTCTACAACAGATGAGTTCTGGTGATAGAGCCATAATTGAGGAAGCGTTGAATTTGGTTAAAAAGGCTCCTTTTCTAAAAAAATATTTAAATGGCTACTCGATTTTATATCAATGGAATTTCGAGAAAAAAATAAATGTTTTGAATTCTCAGCACATTAAAGAGTTATACACAACTGATACGCTTGGTTTAAGTAGCAAAGGGGTAGAATATTTGCCACCTGAGGTTGGGCAGTTGCAACAAATGAAGTACATTGGTTTAGATGGTAATAACCTTACAACATTACCAACAGAATTTAAGCTACTGCAAAATGTAATTAACCTACATTTGGATCATAATCCTTTTTCAACGTTTCCAGATGAAATCTTCTCTCTAGCGAGTTTACAGGACTTAGCTCTAGGCGACACAGGACTTAGTTCCTTGCCTTCTGGTATTGGGAGGTTAAGAAGGCTACAAAAGCTGGATTTGAGAAACAATCAGCTGGCTTATTTGCCAACAAAAATCACTCACTTAAAAAATCTTAGACACCTAAATTTATCAGGCAATCAGTTCACTACCTTGCCAAAGGAGGTAAATAGCTTGAAAGAGCTGGTATATTTGAATATCTCTGACAATCCAATCACAACTTTATCATTAAATCCATCATCTTTACAGAATTTACGAAGCTTGTCTTTGGGTAATAATAACTTAACTGAGCTACCTCCTGAAATTTTTGAATTGAAGAACCTGGAAGTTTTATGGTTAAGCAAAAATCAAATAAAAAACCTGCCCCCTGAAATCAAAAAACTTAAACATTTAGAAGAACTTTACTTGTACAGTAATCAGTTATCGGCATTACCTCCCGAAATAGGTGAGCTGAAAGAATTATTTATGTTAGGGCTAGATAAGAATCAATTAAGCGATTTACCTCCCGAAATAGGCCAGCTAAAAAATCTACAGGGTTTATATGTCCCCAAAAATAAATTAGCCCTGTTACCTAACGAAATAGTGAATTTGAAAGATTTAAGAGAGTTAAGATTATCTGACAATCAACTGACTTATTTGCCAGAAGAGAAATGGAAAACAAAGCATTTAAAAGTATTATACTTAGACTCTAATCAACTCAAAACATTGCCCATTGGGATTTGTTCATTAAAAAACCTGGAAACTCTAAATTTAAGCTTCAATGAGCTTGAGGAACTCCCCTCTGAGGTTAGCAACCTTAAAAGCTTGAGGTGGTTAGATTTAGAAGGTAATCTATCCATAGCTGAAAAGAAGATTGGAGGGTTGAGTAGATGTATCATTTCCTACTAAAAGTTCAGCAATAATGAACATCAAAAATCCTCGCAACATTAACCAAAAGTTTATCAAACAGGAGTTTTGAAAAAATGACCTTTTTTTTCATGTGTCATAAACACAAACTAATCGATTTTTTCGCAATACTAAATGTAATGCACTGAAAGTGCCTGGTTTTGCACTCAATAACTACTGAGGTGAATAAAAGGTTGTCAATTACCCCACTCTTTCTCCTCGTTTCCCTACGATTACCCATCACTATTGTTTATACTTGCATTACACAATTACAAATAAAAAAGCCCCGCCAAAGTGCCTTTTAGTTTGGAGACCGAAAGCACTCAAACGGGGTAACTATATTAAATCATATTTATATGCAAAACTCAACAATTTCCACAAGAAACCCAAACCAGATGTTGGGTTTGTGGGTAGAGGATGTCACTTATCCGGCATTGGGTGTAGGGCAGGTACAAAGTTATGATGCCCACCGCCATTCGTGTATAGTAGAGCGTTGGCAAAATCCTGTCATCAATCACCTGAGTTTTAACGGGATACTCTACCCTTACCACCGTTTGCAACACGCCAGGTACCATTATGTGGGGCGGCATGGCAACACGCTTTATTATGTGCACCACGGTACCGTCTGGCGCATGGACTTTGAGCCCACTCCGGGTATTTGGTCAGTGGCAGATTTTGCCGGGGCGGGTACTTCTTTTTATGAGCGAAGGGCTTATACAGAAGCCATGCACCTGGAAGGCGGGGGCGACGAACTCACCCACGACGAAGCTGAAATGCTGATTAGTTACTGGCAATACAGCGGCGAACTGGAGGGCTTGATTCCTTACCTGATTCCTTGTGAACACCATGAACGCAGCAGTCTAGGGCAGTACCTGAGTGAGCTCAGGCAAACGTATGCCATGGTGGTGGCATAGGATGCTGTTACCCCTCCCCAACGAATCATTGTTGGGGAGTTTTTTTAACCACAACTCCTTACTTATCTAAAACTTCCATGAAAACAAGCGAACAAACAACTTCAAAGAACTTCACCACAGTAAAAGAACTGAACCCCGCCCGCCTCCCGGCGTTTGAAGGCTTCTTTTACCCTGCCAGCATCTGGCTGGACAAACACCTCAACCCAGTGGCAAAAAACCTGCTTGTGGAAATTTCTTTATTGGAACAATTGCCCCTTGGTTGCATTGCCTCCAACGAGCACTTTACTACCACGCTCAACATTGGCAAGCGGTCAGTAGAGCGCTACATTGCCGAGTTGATCAAAGATGAATACTTGCTACTGCAAAGTTTTGATGGACACCACCGAAAACTGAGAGTAAACTTTGACCGACTGGAACCTCGCCAAATTGGCGACCCACGCCAGGCTGGCGAGGTGCACCGCCAAAATGGCGAGGTTCAACGACAATCTGGCGACCTTACCTCGCCAAAATGGCGACATAATGAGTCATTGAATGAAATCAATACTAATCTATCAACTATAGAAGATCAAGGAGATAGAGATTCAGATGTAAAGCTTTTAAAAGAAAAAACGGAATCATCCAAGGAAGAAAAGCCATCAAAAACAAGTGCTCAGTCGGTCAAAAAAAACAAGCCTAAAACGGCGGCACCTAAAGAAATAAAGTTGCCCTTCGCTTCGGATACTTTAAGCAGGCATGGAGCGATTGGCTGAGGTACCGCACGGAGATCAGAAAGCCCTACAAATCGGTGCTCAGTGTGCAACGCATTTTGGACAAGTTGGCGGGGTTTGAAGAAGCTTTTGCCCTGGAACTTATCGGGAAGTCGATTGCCAATGGCTGGCAGGGTTTGGTCTTTGCCAAAACGGGCGAACAGTATCAGGAGTGGCTGGCTGCCAAACGTAAAAAAACGCAGGGCACAGGCACCCGCGCCCAACCTCAGCCCGATTTGATGAATGTTACCCGCCAGACCACCAGTATCTGCCACCAGTTGTCAGCACTTGAAGCGCAACAGGCCAACTTCAAAGATTACCCGGCACATACCCTGGCGATGCTTCATGGGCAACTGCAAAGCTTGTGGCGCAAAGCCCGGCAACTACAAATGTTTGGCAGCGAGATTTATAGAATCACTGCGCTGGGCAACGAAGTAAAACAACTGATCAATCAACACAAATCAAACTAAAAACTAATGAAAGACTTAATGAACGAGATCACGCTTTACTTACAAAGCGACCAGGTATTTCCGGTAGACTTTGAGGCATTTTGGCAATGGTGTGGGTATTCTACCAAACAAAAAGCCGAACAAATGTTGCAGAAAAACTTCACTCAGGGGATAGATTTCAACTTTAACCGCGAAGTTAAAGTTCAAAAGGAAGGTAAAAGGCAAGTAACCCGCAAGATCAAAACCTATCAATTGACGATTGACTGCGCCAAGTCTTTTGCCATGCTTGCCCAAACCGAAAAGGGGCGCGAAGTTAGGTTGTATTTTTTGGAATGCGAAAAACGATTGAAGGCGCTTACCAAAGGCAAGAACAAACTTCAAATCCTCAAAGAAAGCGTGGAAACCCTGATTGACCACGAGGAACGGATCAGCGATTTGGAACAAGAAAGGGAAGAAGCCAAGGTCTACCTTGCGGCCATCAATAAAGCTCCTTCGCAAACCCTTTTTGTAGATACCCGCCGTGCCTTTGACCACCTCATCAAGTCTTATGCGATCGCCAAAGGAATACCACCCCAGGAGGTGTACGCTACTTTTTATCGTCAATTCTCTATAAGGTATCAGGTGCAACTGTACCACCTTGCCCAAAAAGCCGATAAAACACCCATCGCCTGGATAGAAAGCCGGGGCTATATCACCCAGGCGTATGACTTGGCGAGGGAGTTATTTGTGGAGTAAAGAAGGGGCTTTTGCCCCTTTTTTAGCGAATGAAATTTACCTACAACCTTGCCATCTACCAACCTGCCCCAAAAAACTACACTCCCATAAAACCCCTCTTTTTACTCTGTCCATTCCTTGCTTAATAGCTGCCCAAACCAAACAAGCAAAAAAACTGATGGCTTTAAGATACACAGGCGATTGCCACGTGGCAGGCAGTCGCGCCGAAATACTGGACTTGAAAAATGGGACCAACACCACAGGCAGCAATCCTGATGTGCGCACACTCGCACCGGGGCTGCTTACCACGGTGACCGATGCCACGGGTGGGGCAGTGCAACTCGCTGCGGTGAGCACTTCACAGTTTGCCGCGCTTGCTGCCCAGGAAGATGGGGATGCCCCCTGGAAACCGATTACATACAACATTGACACCGATACGGCCACGGCACTGAGCTAAACGAAACTGCATGGAAGAATACAAATATTTTGACATTCGGAACGCCGCAGGAGAGGTTGCCCATATTTTGCTCTACGACAAAATCGGCATTGATGACGAAGGCAAGGGTATCTCCGGGCAACGGTTTGCAAAAGAACTGTACTCGCTTGCCCGAAGGTACCGCCGCCTCAATGTACGCATCAACTCGCCCGGTGGTAAAATCACCGATGGCTTGTCTATTTGTGCCGCCATTCTCAACATCAACCAAACCACCCCTGGGGTGCGCATTGATACTTATGTAGACGGGCTTGCCCTCAGCATTGCGGGGCTGATTGCAGTGTGTGGCAAAAAAGTAGGCATGTGCAATTTTGCCAAATTGATGCTCCACAACCCTTTTATTGGGGGCAAAAACAGCACTGACCCCAACGAGGCAGGGCAACACGAAACCTTGATGCAGGTCAAAGAAATGTTGCTGACCCTGCTTGCTACCCGCACCGGACAAAAGGTGGATACGCTATCAGCCATGATGAATCAAACGACCTGGCTGAGTGCAGCTGAGGCAAAACGACAAGGCTTTGTGGATGAAGTATTTGAACATCCCAGAAAGAAAAGCATGGCTACATCGGTGGCTGCCGCCGAAAACGATGTGGCAAGCCTCTTTGATATTTTCAATCAATACCCCATAAAATTTTTACCTGAACCTACAAATACAAATCACCCTATGAGTTTAACATCTGAACAGGCAGAGCAACTTCGTAATGAGGTGCTGGGCTATAAAGGCGACCTGACCGCTGTCCTCAATGCCTGTGGGCTACCCACCGATGCCGGACGCGACGGTATTCTTGGCCATGTCGAAGGGCTTCGCAACGAGATCAAACGCCTTAAATCGCTTGACCTCAAAATTGAAAGCTACAAAACCAATGTCGAAAACCTGGAAAACGAAAAGAAAAGGTTACACGACGAGGTAGCCGAAATGAAAAAACACGAAGCCATTGCCTTGGTAGAGAATGCCATCAAAGAAGGTAAAATTGCTCCGGTAAAAAAGGAAAAATGGCTTAACCACGCCTATGACAACTATGACATGGTGCGCGATACGCTTGCCGATATGCCTACCCACCCCAACCTGGTGAACAAAATCAAGGCTATGGGTACCAGCAACGAAGCCGGGGCAAATGCTGGTTTTGAGGAGTTAAGCTTTAGCGAACTGTCCAACAAGTTTCCGGAAAACTGATGCTGATCAAAAACGAAAACCCGGTGCTTTACAAAGAGCTGTTCCGCAAGGAATACGGTACTGAGCCAGTGCTCTAAGTTATACTTAAACAAAAATGGTTTTGAGGATGGACTTTGACTAATTGTCTGAATACCAACATTAATCAACCGAAGCTACAGCTTTGCTGTGCTGAGCTCAGCTTCAGCTAATCCTATAAATCCTAAAATCACTTTAATCCTAGTATAGTTTTTTAGTCAGTAGTCGGGAGTCAGGAGCTTTATCAGACTTCCGATTATTTCAAAACACTTACACTAAATATTAAAAAAAATCATGGCAGGAGTTCATAAGGAAATCTGGACAGGGGAAGTAATTCGCAAGTTCAGAAAGGATACTTCATTTATGAATCGCATTCCAGATCGCAGCGATCTGGTCAATAACAAAGTGATTCACCTCACCGAATTGGGGGCTGACCCCAAGGTGCTCATCAATAACAGTACTTACCCCATTGCCACGGTAAACGATGTAGACTCGGATGTGGCTATTAGCCTGGACAAGTTTGACACCGAAAACACCTCGGTGTCGGACGATACCCTGTACGCCATTTCGATTGATAAAATGGGCGAAACCACCACCAAACACACCGAATCAATGCGCGAGGCAACGGGCGACAAAGCCATTCACGCTTTTGCCCCGGCAAGTAATACCGCGCGCACTCCGGTGATTGTTACCAGTGGCGAAGCCGTAAGCGAAGATGGGATTACCCGTAACCGTATGGTGCCTGGTGATGTGGCTCATCTCAAGCGACGCTGGGATGATAACAATGTACCCAAGCAAGGCAGGGAATTGATTCTTTCGCCTGCCCACATCCAGGATTTGATTACTACCCACGAAAGCTTTCGTGACCAATACGCAAATATTAGAGAAGGGCAACCCCTGCGTTTGTATGGCTTTATGATCGGCGAATACACCTCTTTGCCTTATTATGCCGCCACTGGCATCAAGAAAGCTTTTGGCAGCTTATACAACCCTGGCACCGACCGCATTGCCAGCGTGGGTTTTGTAAATTCTGAGATGTTTAAGGCACGCGACCGCGAAGTAAAAATGTACTGGCAGCGCTCTGAAAACAACCCTCGTTTGCGCCAACACGAAGTAGGCTTCCGCATGTACTATGTGGCGTTGCCCAAAGCTAACCGGGCAGTTGGAGCGATCGTGGGGTAAAAATCAATTGTTGTTGTCTACGGCTCATTGTTCCATTTTAAATGGTTTTATGGCTCTATGGTTTTATGGTTGGGCGAAGCCATTCTACTGCGCCTTGCGAACTATTTAACAATCTAACAATCCCAACAATTATTTTTTTAACAATCATAACAATTTAAACATGACACAAATCACTCAATACAACAAAGAAGAGCTTCGGGAAATATTACCCGAAGCCTTTCAGCGCTACCGTGACCAGCCTACCTTGCTGGTGCTCTCAGACACCAATATTTTTGCCGATGACCCTGGCGGACGAAGCCTGGCGGTCAAGCACTCGCATAAGTTCCACACCCGCATTTTTCGGTTTCAAAACCCCGAATATGCCGAAGGTCGCCAGGAACAAGCCTTTGGAGTGATAGAAGATGTAGAGGAAGAAGAAGCCACCCCTGGGGCAAAAAAAACTTCGGCGAAAGCCACTGCTAAAAAAGTAGCGGAAGATAATTTAGAAGATAAAGATGATATTTCGGCAAACCTCACAGAGCAGGTAAAAACAGAGGAAAAGGCAGCGGAGGCTAAAAAAGCGGCAACTACGGTACGCAAAAGTGGTACGGCTGGAGTGAAAGCGAAAAAGTAGAATTAGTCCAAAGTTGGGAGCCCTTATGAGGTGCCAGGGATTGGGTTTTTACACCTTGCTTTACAAGCAACTAACCAAGTGTATAAGACGTTGATTTTTAAGTATTTACAAGATCAGTGGATGAAAGACAGGAGTTTGGTCACTTTTGCAAATCTAATAATACTACATTACTAACTATGGTCTCCCGACTCCCGACTACTAACTACCAACTAAAAAAACTATGAACAACTTACCTGATGTTTCGATCAATTACCTGGATGGGCAACTCGGCGGGGCAGGCTTTAGTAACGACGGGGTAGCAGCCATGCTGCTTTCGGGCGTTGCCGTGCCCCTTTCCGGGGATGCAGGTTTTGATTTGGGGGCAGTCATTGGTCCCTTTTTCGGAATCAAAGATGTGCAGAAAAAAGGCATTACTGCCGAATATGACACCAGCAATTCGCTGAAAGTATACGCCCATTGTGTAGACTTTTACCGTCAGGCGGGTGAAGGAGCTGAACTGTATTTGATGCTTGCCCCCAAAACAGTAACGATGGCAGAAATGCTGGATACCGCTGGTAACTACGCCCCTGATTTGCTCAACCAACAACAAGGCAACATCAAACTATTGGGAGTGGGCAGGGTACCCGATGCGGCGTATAGCGCCAGCCCCAGCGAAGAGTTAGACCCTGATGTCCTGGCGGCTTTAGCAAATGCCCAACTACTTATCAACGCTCAACAGGTATTGCACCAACCTGTGCAGGTAATCCTGGAAGGGCGCGACTTTCAAGGCAATGCTTCGGCGGTGAGCAATTTACGCACTCAAACCGCCAACCGGGTATCGGTGTGTTTGGGCTGGCACGACGATACTTACGAAGGTAGTTGGTTGGGCTTGGTACTGGGCAAAGTAGCCGGGGTGCCTGTGCAACGCAATATAGGACGGGTAAAAGACGGCGACTTAGGCATTCAAAAGGCGTATATCGTCACGGCTACCACCCCCCACAAAACAGTAGAAGAGTATGGGCAGGGCAACCTGAACCTGCTGCACCAACGCGGCTACATTGTCCCCCGTGCTTTTGCCAACCGTGCCGGGTATTACCTCAACGGTGATCCGGTGGCCATTGCACTCACCACCGACTACAATAGCATTAGCCGAGGCAGGGTGGCAGATAAGGTGGCACGCATTGCCTACAACGTGTATGTGCAGGAACTCCTGGACGATTTTCAGTTGGAGCAAGGCAAATTGCCTGTGGCAAAGGTAAAGGCATTTGAACAAGACATTAAAAAAGCCCTGGACTTGCAAATGACCAACAACGGGGAAGTGTCTTCGGTCACGCCGCTGATTGACCCTGACCAGGATGTGATTGCCACTGCCGAGCTCAAGGTGAAAATTGACATTGAACCCGTGGGCATGGCGCAAAAAATCACCATTGACCTGGGGTTTGTGAATCCAAGTTAAAAAAGTATGGTTAGATGGTTGGGCAAAGCCATGCAATACAACACCACTACAATGAACAATTTAAAGATTTAAAAAATGGCGAATAACTCTTCACAACTTCCCTTTGAAATAGGCTGGGAAGATGTAACGATCACCCTGTTTGGACGAATTGTAGATGGCTTTCGCGGCTTTAAATACAAGGTATCAAAAAGCAAGGCAAACATCCACGGACGAGGCAAAGACCCGATTGCCCGTGCCAAGGGAAAGAAAGAATACGAGGGCAGTATCAAGCTGTTGTTTCGGGAAGTGATTGCCTTAGAAAAAGCCGCCATCCAGAACGGTGGAGCTGACCTGACCGACCTCGACCCTTTTGATATTACCTTGGTATACGCTGAGAACGGGCTGGTAGTCACTCATATTCTGAATAATGTAGAAGTAACTGAGTATGAACTTACCATGGAGCAAGGTGATGACTTTATGGAGATAGAGTTGCCTATTAGTATTGGGAAGATTAGCAGGCAGTAGCAGTGTTCAATTGTTGCGCTTCGCTTATTGTTAAATGGTTTTATGGTTGGGCGAAGCCACTCTGAGTCGCTTTGCGAACAATTGAACAATACCAGCAATTTTTAACAATCTTTTTTTAAAACATGACACAAATAAAAGAAAATACTGCTCCCGAATTTTTTACTCACGGAGAACAAAAGTACCGAAGCACTCCACCTTCCAAAGAAGAAGAAGCTCAGTGGAAGGCAACTTTTGGGGAGGTACTGGCTGCTGATGACGGCGAAGGACACAGACTTTGGTTGCGTCGTCCCGACTTACCCATTATGCGGGTGGCAATTGCCCAGTTTAAAAAAGGCAAAACCACCATTGATTTTGAAGATTTACTCTTTAAGAGCTGTTGGCTGGCGGGCAATGAAGCCTGGCTTGTGAACGAAGATTTGTATGAAGCTGCCCTGAATGAGTTTGAGCCCTGGGTAGAAATACCCGATGCCGAAACCCGTTTCCTGGCAGACGAAAACCTCTACGAACTTAAGGTCAAAGGCTTTGTGGGTAAGGTGGCAAAGCCTAGCCGCAGGCAACGCAAACAAGCCGAAAAACGCAACACCGCCAACAAACCTTTTGGCACTGAAATGCACTTGCTGGAAATGATTTGGCAGGAAGGCGACCTGAACGAGCTCCGCCAGGACGACTTTGCCTATATGGGCATACTTGCTGCAATTCAGGAACTTAAAACCCGGAAAATAGTTGAGCTGGTAAAAAAGTAGCCGAGTACCGCATCAAAGGCGAAAAAGTGGACATGGAGCAATGGGAAGCCATCCACGAGGGCTTTTTGCGGTACTATTTTTCATTGAGCAGCACCGAGATAGATTCGCTTTCAGACGACGAGTTTGCCCGTCAGATTGCCCTGTTGGAATACATTAGAGACGAAGAACGCAAACAAACCGCCGTGAATGTGAGTCAGTCGGGAGTCTATAGTCAGTAGAAGAGAGTTTTCAGTTACAGCCTCAAGTCCTTAGCCATTAGCTTCTCCGTGCGGCGGAGTGGAGCAAAGCTCTCATTAGCTTTAGCCCGTCGCAGATAGCTCACGCGTCTGTTTGTTCAAATGCTCAATCCTTAAGGAACCGAACGTAGTGCGATGGCTCACTGCTATATTCTGAGACCTTAAGTAACAGAAATTAATGAGTATGAAACACTTACTCTCATTATCGCAAATTTAATAATAGTATAATAAAAAACTCCCGACTACGGACTCCTAACTACCGACTAAATGACCTACGACTTAAACCAATTGTACCAAAGAGCCTTCGGGCGTTTTATCGTGTACCCAGGATTAACTAAGCCAGGCAAGCTGGTAGAAAGCTATACCCCTGCGGCGCTTTTGGGTAAGGGCAAAAAACAAAGCTTGTTGAGCACCCCTATTATGATGCCGCTGAAACTGGATGATTATGCTTTTCCTTTGGAGCCGCTCATTGAGGTAAGTACCTCTAAATCTATTGTGATCAACCAAATGGTGAACGCCGAAACCAATGTACTGGAGGATATGGGGCTGGACAATTTTAAACTCACCATTCGGGGCTTTTTGGTCAGCGAACAAGCGGGCAGCGCTCCGCTGGATGAGCTACGCAAGCTGATGAAACTCATCAGGAAACGCAGCAGCCTCAAGGTAAACAATGAACTACTTGGTGCCTTTGGCATTCGGGAGCTTGCCATCTTGTCGGCGCGCTTTGGCGACCCCGAAGGAGGCATTGAGTTTAAGCCCTATACGCTGGAATGTATTTCAGACGAAGCGGTGGAGTTGAGGCTCAATCAAGATAAAGCGGACGCGTTTACTGATACCAGCCCGCTTCCCGAAAATTCAAGGTAAACCATACAAACAACTTTTATTTATGAGACACGCTAGTCTCTTTAGTGGTTTAGGCGGCTTCGATTTAGCCGCCCAAAGAATGGGCTGGGTCAATGTTTTCACCGTCGAAAACAACCCCTTTTGCCAAGCCATTCTCCGCCATTACTGGCCAGACACTATTCACTATGAAGACATCAGACAAACCAACTTCCACCCCTACTATGGCAAAGTCGACATCATTACAGGGGGATTCCCCTGCCAGCCATTCAGTAACGCAGGAAAACGCAGAGGAATCAACGATGAGCGTTATCTCTGGCCAGAAATGCTCCGCGCTATACAAGAGATCAGACCCACTTGGGTGCTGGGTGAAAACGTTGCTGGAATCGCCACGATGGTACTCCAGCCGCGTGTGGCTCACCTGGAAAGCGGGGCCAATGCTGAGGGCGAAACAATACACCGAACAATGGAAGCCGAAGCCGTTATCCACCGAATATGTGAAGACTTCGAAGCACTCGGCTATAGCGTCCAACCGATGGTTATTCCGGCTTGTGCCATCGAAGCGCCCCACCGAAGAGACCGGGTCTGGTTTTTGGCCTACACCCACCGTAGTGCAGCGCGATCATCCCGAACGGGTGGCACGCCTCAAGGAAATGGGAGCCAAAACCATGACGAGCCGAATGGCAGGCGAGCTACGCCCCAACAGTATACTAGACTATGCCATGTTTCATTCGCTGCTGCCCACCCCCACTACCCAGGAACCAGGCAGCCTCTGTACCCTTACCCCCAACGGCAGACGGCAGAGCAAAGATGGCAAGAACAGCTACAGTTTGAACCTGGGCAGAATGGCAGCAATGAAACTGTTGCCTGTTGCCAACCTAAATGGCGATATACCTATCCTGCCCCAAGGCAAGACTACAGGTTCCGCCCCGATTGGCAAACTCAATCCCCGGTTTGTGGCGGAGATAATGGGTTTCCCGCCAATGTGGACGGAATTACCCTTCCTCGCCTCCGAAACGAATCGATCAAAGGCTACGGAAACGCGGTAGTGGTGCCACTGGTGGTGGAGATTTTTCGGGGGATTGAGGGGGTGAATGCTTTGTAGTGGGAACCTATCTAATATGGTTAATCGCTTATAAAACCTTCCTACAATTTTGTTTATGAGTTACTGAGGTATAAATATTAACTTTTGTTTTGGGCAACCTAAAAAACAAAAAGAGGTAATGAGCTCACTAAATTACTGGTAAACTCAAATGCATAAAAACAACGAAGCCAGACATTTGTCAATATCTGGCTTGAACGAATATTTGTAACTTTATACATCTCGTAAGTACTGCCTTTCTATTACTTCTTCAGGTTGATCTTCATCATCCATTCTATTTTCTAGCTCATATTTGTTTACTCTAGCGTATTTTGTATTGTCATATACAGGCTCAATGCCAGTAAGTTGTTCAATCTTTTCTAATGCATTTTTTAACCTTGGAGCATTTAGTTGGTATATTTCTGGTTGAGGCTTTGCCAGCAAGTTATAGGGTAGCCATATATCTGCATCAGTGATAATTCTTATCCCCTCGTAACTAAATTGTATAGTAAAAATACCCTTGGAGGTTTTATGCTCGCTTTCTTGGAAAACTTCTGAGCTCCCAATCAGGTATAGGTCTTTTATAGGTAGCAGATGATTTATGTTAGAGTGCTGCAACAATAGTTTTTTAATATCTATTATTTCAGGGGTAATTACTTTTATATTTTCTTCCGTTGTATCATGTTTCGTGGGTTGATTAAAATAGCTGATTTCTATGTCTGTTAGTGTGAATAGGTGCAATTCATGCAATGTATTCAGTATAATATCAAGTATACTTAACCTCTTGCTCTTTTCATTATCAGAAGCAGGATTGAAGTTTTTTATAACCCCCATGCCCGCTTCAAAAAAATCATAAAACCATTCGGCTACTCCATATTGTCCTTGTGTAATTCTTTTGATAATCATATGTATGGATAAATAATACCCGACTTTCCGCACCTGTGTAGCTAAAACCGAGTAATTTATTAAACCACTGTTTATGAGGCGTTTATTCAAGGAGGTAGTATTTCCTAACTTCTTGCCCCAGTAACCTAATGACCTTTGTATGCATCTCATTCATATTAAGAATGAGCATAGGTTGTTCTTGATTAACCCACAAGCAGTGAATGCCTCTAAAAAACTCGAAAATCCATTTCATTGTGGGTTTTTGAGTTTCTTTTTTAGTTTGATCCAGGACAAACTCCTTTTCCTGCTGCAGGTTTTTTCTTAGTTCTCTCTCCAAAGCTGCATACACCATCAGCGATAATGCCATAATCATGAGTATAGCTTCAAGTCTCTCTGACTTTTTTACAAAGAAGCTATCAGCAAGGAAAGCTTTATCTTTCAAAAACCTAAAACCTTTCTCGACATTAGATTGTCCTTTGTAAGCCAGTAACTTATGTCCGTTCCCCCACCTTTGTGCTGTATCATTGGAAGCAATCACAAACTTGCCCTGTTTTTGTCTTAGTTGTTCATAGTGTGTGAGTTTGGTTAGTGGACACCCTGTAATACGATACCCTATGGTCTGTTTTTGAGCTCCTTTGGGAGGTTTACCTGGTTTTTTAAACCCCTTGACTTGTTGAAAATTCAGGTCTTCTATTGACAAGTACTGGCACTTTTTTGAAAATTGTTCCCAGGCTTTTTCTGCATCCTGTTTACAGCTAAAAACCTTTTTGCAAAGCTTGATAAAGTCTTGGTGCTCTTCACTGCTTTTTTTTAGGTAACGTTTTTTCAAACTATGAACATCCCGCTTATAACCTGCCTCAGAAAAGACAACCATCCATTCTTGTCTTACACCTCCATAGCTGTTGCATACTTTCTGGTAGCGGTAGTTTTTCAATTTTTCTTCTGTGAAGAATTGCATATGCTCTGGCTGTACCTGTAGGAGTAATTCTTGAACAGCAGTAAGCTTGGAAGGAACACGGGTGATCCAATAATGCCGACCTGAGATTTTACCGATGGTTTCCTCAGTGTATAAGGCACTATCTGCCACCCAACATATAGGCTGACCATTATTCTGCAAACGTTCTACATAATCATCAATGGTTTGACGAAAGCTTGTTTGGTCACTTGTATTGCCATGCAAACCTTCCATAAGCAAAGGTATGCCTGATGAGTTTTCTACTACCAAGTTAAGCATTACCTGATTTAGGTCAGGGCGGTGATCCCGGCTGTAACCTTGGGTGATGTGCAGGCAAGAAACCTCTGCTTTGTTAAGTTCACTATTATATTGACCTTCCAACCCAAAACTGGTCGCATCCAAGTGGCGAAACTCTGAATCTACTTCTTCTGACAAACCCAGTATTTCATAACTCTGTGCAGCCAAATGGCTGAATAACTCACTTACACCAAAGGCATACAAATCATCCAAGCAACGACCAAGACGATCATCATTGAACATTTCTGCGCTTAGATTTTCTCCTAATAAGTGAGCAACAGGCTTATCAGAAAAAAAATGAGGACTCAGGTATAAGCGACGCTCGGCAAAACCTAAACCATTTAAAATCAAGGCTTTGACGCAAGTACCTGTGCTTACTTGATGAAGCCCATTGGTGTTAGGTAAAAGCTCATCTATCTTGGAGCTCAAGTTTAAACGATCACACATGCCACTTACCAACCCTAAGTGGTCAAGGTTTTTACTTATGGGAAATGATTGCATACCAAAAAGTAAAACTTTTGGTCGGCATAAAAAAATAATGCTTTTGCAATCAAGTGATTACACTAATTATTTGTTTTCCCGAACATATGTGCGGAAAGTCGGATAATACCATTATTTCTCTAAAAAACTAATGAGTACTCTTCACTTAACACTTCTCCGTCAGGTGCCTCTAAATGATAGTCAATGGTGTAAAAAATACCCTTTTCTTTAAATTTAGATGTAATTAGGTCAAGTAAGCTATCAAGTTCTTGCTTAGTTTTGGTGTAACTTGCTGTCATTAAAAACTGAGTGACTTCGTTTGGTTGAATGTCTTTAGCTTCGCTTGGTTCAAAACATACACCTATATCTGTTCCTTCATAATCTATTACATTCTCGTTCTCAATAAGCTTTAGATCATTGATGTTGAGTGTTGCTTTTATAATGCTAATTAATTGTTGAATGCTTGCATTAAGTATTCCTCCTGTAATTATTGTAATCGGTAACCAAGAGGTAACAACTTTCGGTAATTAAGAGGTAACAACTATTCACATAAAAAAATACGCATAAGAGCCTAATTAACAGGTTTTTACATTCAAAAACCTGATTGTATTACCCCTAAAAAGTGTTACCTCTTAATTACGAAAAAGTGTTACTTTTTAATTACCGATCACATTATAAATCAGGAGTGTACGAAGTCTTATTAATCACTGATATACAGGTAGTTAATTACGTGTCAAGTACATGGATGTAGGGGTGAATCCTTGTGGTAGACCTTTCAAATAGCAAACATAAATGCATAAAATACCTTTTAAAGGAATAAATGCCCTTATTTGCACTCGTTTTAACTTGTAAAGTGTTTATTATCAAATAATTACAAAACTCTGTACACTTCTAATTATAAATTCGTTCATTGTTTATAGACAGAGCCGAATCCACAGATTCTTTTGATTAACTGATTTTAAGCCTGTAGCAGAACTACCACTTTTCCTCTTTTCAGAAAAACGGCATTACTGAAATGAGTATGCTATGGGTTTTCATTGAGGGTTAAATGTCTCAATTAATCAAATAAAAAATCATAATCCAGGTTTTCCTCGTATTCATCAACATCTGTCGATATTTCTACACCTAGCTTGTTTAGTATAAGTTTAACATTCTCTTGTAGCTCTCGCCAATCCAAATGATTAGTTTTAATTTTTGTATCCCATTCCAAAGTAAATATTTGTTTTACCTGTTGATGGAGGTTGTTCAAGTTTTGTATAAGGTCATCCAGCGCAGGGTATTTGATTTTAACAAATGCTATGGCATTGGAGGACAGGTAGCTTAAATGTTCTTCCAAATGGCTAAAGTAATCAACTTTATATGCTTTATTTTCGCCACTGTAATCATTGATCAGAATTAATAGGTTATGTATCAAGTGGTGATACATTAAATCAGCTATTAAGCTTTTAGTTTCTTCTTCTGATTTTTGATCATCTACATAAAAAATTAGGTTTTCAATATCTGTTGTTCCTGGTACCTTAAATACTTTTTTCATAAAAAATTAAATTATTGTCCTTTTATAAATGTATCACCAACTCCACCAGCTTTGAAGTTATCTGCGGGACTTGCCCTAAATAAAACCTTTTTGGGACCAATCTTATCTTTATATAACTTCCAATATTGTGTAGGAAAACCATCTAGAGAATGTTCCATCCCTGCTTTATTCCATACAAGAATAAATCTTTTTTTACCAACCTGTTTTATAAAAGAACCTTCTTTTCTCATAGGTTCCCAGCCTAGCTTTACTAGGTCATCAACAATATCGTCTAGTTTTTTAGTGGATAAGAATTTTCCAAGTGCTGGTATATCATCTAATTTATTGAGTAGCTGTACTCCCATCTTTGAAACTTGATGACTTTTTAATATTTTGAAGATGGCAGCTTCGTCCAAGCCTTTATTTTGCTGAATTTTATTGAATAACTCTTCTGCTGTTTTAAGTTTATCTGCATCACCTAGTTGCTTGGCTAAGTCATCCGATAGTTTGCGTACAAACTCCTCAAAACTTTTGACTCCTTCTAGTATATGGTAGTAGGCAGTTTTGCTAAAAGCACTCAGGTACTCCCAATCAAAGAAGGGGTTTGAATACATTCTTTGTGATAGTTTTAGCAAGTCCTGAGTAGCTTTCTTACGCAGAGAACTAATATCTGCCTTTGATAATTTAGTAATTTCATCACTACGGTTTTTAGCCGCTTTTTTAACCTTATCAAGTACATCATCCACTTTGGTTTTGGTAGCCGTGGCAATTACCTTCTTCAGGCTCTGAAACTTATTGATAATCGGCACCAACTTCTCAATCCTGGCGAGGTTTTTCACTATACCACCACCTGCGCTTACAATGGCAAGGGCTATTTCAAATACAATTTGCCCTAATACCTGCCCTCTAAAAAACCAGCGGTCATAAGGGTTAGGGGCATTCCATTTTTTTTCAAAGTCACCCAGTATTTTCCCAAACAGCTTTTGTACGTCATCCCAGGACATACTAAAGAGCTGCTTAAACATCGCATACAGTTCGCCCGTAAAGAGTTGATAAATGAGCTTTACCAAACCTGTAACGGTATCATACGCTCCTTTGAGTAGCCCATAGTTAAAACCTATCAAGAAGCCCGTAGAACCTTTACCAAATTCAATGGCAAGGTTGTGTATATCGCTGCGTTGGCTTAGTTTACCTGCTTTTTTCAAGTCATTGATATACTCAGTAGAAGGCAGCCTTACCGTATGGTCTTTCTTTATTCGGATGGTTTGGTATAAGTCACGGGCGGGTTTCATTGATGGGTCTAACAAATCACGCCACCAACTACCTCCTTCTCCAGTGTAATATACCCCAGGGTTGTCTTTGTTGAGGTTGGCAAAAGCTTCGGCAATGGTGCGTAAATCGTCGCCTACTTTGAGGTCATAAGTCGCTCCATATTCTTGTATGAGCAGCTTCTCCAGGGTTTCGCCCTTTTTTACCTCGTGCTTACGTTTGGTAAAAATGGCTTGGGGGTCGGGTATGTTTTGTTTGAGGTAACGCGCCTCTATCCATCCCGTTTGAGTTTTGCCGCTATCATCTACAATTTGTATCAATGCCCAACCTTCGTGTTCTTCATTACCATAGCCTATAATGGTTACTTTGGTGCCTTGGGGGTATACTTTGCTCGCAATGCCTTGCTTGAGTTGGTAGTCGTTGTCTTGAGTGTCAGGGGTACTATGAAGCCTGATGCCTTCTTTGGCGGTTACCAAGGCATCAAGCAATGCCACCGAACCTATATATTCGTTGTTGGGGTCAGCTTTGGGTTGCTGGCTCGGAAACACATACTCTATTACCCGTGTGCCCGCAGGGTTTTGAATGACAAAGTTAATCTTCTGTCGGTGTTCATCATCGGTGTATTGTGTCTTATTGAAATAGCTCACGTAGCGTGGGTCGCCTTCCTTGATTTTTTGTTGAATATGGGCATACACATCGCTCGTAGACAAAGGGTGAGTACCTGCACTAAATACGGGTTGTTCTCCGCTAAAATCAGCCGATACTCCAGTATAAATCAAGTACTCAAATTCGGTGTAATGGGTACGTTTGGGGTGAGGTATTTCAAAGGTGATGGGTTCGCCCCCACTGGTAGTTGTGCGCAAAGGAAAGTTTTCCGTAAAACGTGGGTCTTCGGCTTCTTTGCGTCTTTTGATCAAAATAAATATTTCTTTGGCATCAATGGGTTCGTCGCCTTTGTCTCCCTTGGTAAAGCGCGGTTTTTTGCCGCTAAAATCAGCCGTGATGCCCGTCTCCGTATCATAATACACCTTTGCTGTTTTCTCATTTTCCTTGCCTTCCTTACCTCCCTGGGGCATTTCTGGTACTCGGTGCCCACCTTCGGCAGCTTGTTCGGTGGGTGGTTGTTCTAAGGTAATCGTCCCTTTTTCGGGGTCATAGATATACTTTTGTTGATTGACCATTGCCGGAGCAAACACAAAGCTGTTCTTTGCCTGAACCTTGGGGGGCAGTTCAGGGCGAATGCTTTCGTAGTAGCGTTTCAAAGCCTCCTGAGCTATATCAAACTCGCCCAAGATGTACAAAGTATCTAAGTGAATGAAATGACTCAACTCCTGGAGACTTTCATCGTCAGTTACCAGTTGTCCCAATTGATCAATTTGGGGTAAGTGACTGGTGTCATAACGCTGTTTTTTGAGCTCCAGCTCTTCGGCAATGGTTCTTACTCTAAATCCACTGTTTTGCTCCTGCTCCTGTTGATAGAGCAAATAGTCATCATAACTGTCATCTTCGTATTCTGCCATTAGTAAACGAGTTTAGAGTTGTCAGGTAAGGAGAATGCATTAGGCGATAATAAAGCAGGGATTTGCTCAGGGTGAAAAGCCAAAATGCCACTAAAAAACGGTTCGCCTGGCAAAGGATTGACCACGCCAATCAAGCCCTCTTTTACCAAGGTGCTGCGCTCTAGTAAATATTCCATCAAATGCCCCCGCAAAAAGGTATTTCTACCCGCCATCAAAAACAGATAGGTTTCTCCCGTGGGAATAAAGCCTTTGAAACCTCGCCCCGATGCTCCACCCAAATCAGGGTGCAATCGGGCGCGCTCTATCAAAGGCAATAAATAGTCGGGGCGTATTTGGTTGGCAATTGTGAGGGCAAGCAATGCCCTATCTTCTACGCCTAACTGGTGCTGTTCGATAAATTGGGCATAAGGCGACGCTTGGGTATCAAGGGTGGGTGGTGACACTTGTCGTAAGTCTTGTTCGGTGTAAAACTTGAGCCAAAAAGCTGCTTTGTCTTTGAGTTGCAGGTTTTCCCTCACCTTCTTTTTTTGCTCCTCTGTCCAGTGTTCGGTGCCCGTTTTATATTCTTTCCAACTAAAGCCGGGGTGATAGTTAGCGGGGGCATCAATATAGTCTATAGGCAGCCAAGCATCTTTTATCTTGTCCGAAAGGCTTGATACAGCTTCATAATCGCTTTTGACTGTATCGGTAAAGGTGCAATAGTGCTTTACAAACCTAAACCAGCCGTCTTTTACTTCTTTGATCTCTATTCCAGAGCGGGAGTGATTGCCTTTGGTAATAAACAGCGGGTGTGGGTCGTCGTCAGGGTGGTAGAGGGTGCCAGGTTCGCTATAGACATAAGCGCCCTGAATAGTTTCTACCTGGTCGTCAGCTGTATAACCCCTCCTACGATGCACAGTATGTTCAAAGTCGGAGCGCACAAGGTGAAACTCCAAAGGCTCGTATTTAGCCCCCTTTCTGCCTGATTGGTGTATGCGAAGGTATTCGCTTACCCTGTCTTTGTAGCTTTCATTGCAATACAAAAACTCCCAACGGTAGTTAAAAAGCTCTGCAAGCCAATTCAGCTCTTTGAAAATCTGGTGGATATTGTTGGACATAAGTGTAGGATGAGTTTAGATGGTTGCTCTCTTTTTTGGGTAAGATAGCGGTTTTCGAGGGAATTTTCAAGAACATCAATCAACCCTCCTGCACCATCATTGCCCCATTGATCTTGCGGACAATCTCCTGTACAATAAAATCAGCCGATTGTTGCACCTCCTGACCTTTGGAGTCTAAACTGTTCACGTTTTCAATATTGGCAATACCATTAATTGCCCCCACATTAATATTGATATTGACCTGCTTGCTGCCTCCGCCCGTGATTTTGTTCATCCCACTCGCACTGGTGGTGGCAATTTCGTTACTGCCACCAGTAGGGTTTACCTTGGGGTGGCCAGGCTTTTTAGCGGGTGCAATCAAAGTATTGAAAGCCGCACCAGTCATCGTATCCACTGTTTTTTTCTTGCGGTCTTCATTGAACCTGTCTATTTCATCCTGTAGTTTTTGAACACGTTTTTTACGCTCTTTTTCTTCCTTTTCCTGTTGTTCTTCGGCAATAGTTTTAGGCTTTGGCTTTTTATCTTGCTGGATTTTATCCTTTTGTTTCTGACTCACGCTGTCTGCCTCTTTCGACATCACCCCAATCAGGCGCAGCCCTTGTTTGATCTTGTTGAACACCCAGCTAAACTTGTCAATCAACCAGTTGAACAAATCGCCTATGCCACCAAATACTTTGCCCACAGTGGTACCCAAACCTTCAAAGGCAACCCCTACCACTTTGAGCAAAATGCCCCCAATCCACAAAAAGAGCTTGCCCAAAGGAGTGAGCAGGCGTAAAATCACCCGAAGCACCGGGCGCAAACCATTGATCACTGCCGTGACGCCCCTCATGACACTATCCAGCAAGCCCCCCACATCCACGTTTGCCCGAAACGAGTCGGCAAGCTGGTAGACAAAAGGCAGTACCATATTTACCACCCCGGTGATTGCCTTCCAGATGTGCCCAAAGTTGTCCATAATCGTATTTGCCACATTGAGCACCACCTCAATCAAGGGTGATAGTGCCCCAATCAGGTTGCCCGCAATGTTCCATACATCCTGGCTGACCATCAGCAGGTTGGTGCGTAGCCCACCCAGGAGTTGCTGAAGACGATCTTTCATGGGGGCAAAGGTAGTGGCAAGGCGGTTGATCAAACCTGAGATATTAGTAAGCATGGTCGCAATAAAAGGCGAGACAAAGCTGACTGCCTGGGCAATGCCCTGTACCACTTCTTTTACGCCAAGCGAAGCATTGCCAAAGTCGCCCAGACTACCTTGTGCCCCCAACAAATCGCGTTTGAACTGCCCAAAGGCTTTACGTAAAGGTGCAAAAGCATCGCTGAGGGTTTTGTAATACGTTCCGAAGTTTTCGCCCAGGTTGCTCAGCACCCCTGTCATTGATTGAGTCATCCGGCGCAGGAAAGGGTCAAAGCGGTCGCCGATTTCAATCATCAACCCACTAAAAGCTGACTTTGCCTTGGTGACATCCCCCGCCAGGTTATCTTCCATGGTTTTGGCCATTTTTTTGGCAGTACCTTCAGAAGTTGCCAGAATCAGATTGTACGCCTTGAGTGCCTCCGCTCCTTTGAGTACAGTCTCTCCTCCATTTTTGAGGGCAGCCTGCAAACGTTTTTCCCCAATGAGTCGCTTCATCAGCGCTACCTGGGTGGCATTGGTGGCATCAATTTGTATTTTTTTTCGGGTGTCAAGTAAAGTTGAAAAGTTTTTAAGCGCGTTGGCGCCAAAAAGAGTAGATAAAGTCGCTTGCTTTTGCCTGTCAGTCATATTGGCGGTGACCCGTTCAAGCTCCTGGGTCATGCTGGCCAGCCCAATAAATTTACCTTTGGAGTCAAACATTTCAATGCCCAGTCCTTTCATTAATGTGCGCATTTGGCGGGTGGGTTTGGCAAGTCTGCTCAACCCTGAGGCAAGGGTAGTGGTTGCCATAGAACCTGTAAGCGTGCCATCTCCCAAAATGCCAATGGCCGCAGCTGACTCTTCCAGAGTAATACCCAGCGGTTTAGCAGTAGACATCAGGTAAGTAAAACTTTCGGTCAGCCCCTCAATATCGGTGGCTGAAGAACTGGCCGTTTTCGCCAAAATATCCGCTACATAAGTAGCTTTGCCTGCCTCAAAACCAAAACCATTGACAATGCCTGAAGTAGTTTTGGCGGCTTTACCAAGACTTACCCCCGAAGCCGCCGCCAGGTCAAGCACTCCACCCAAGGCACTCGCCGAATCTTTGGCAGTAAAACCAGCCCTGGTCAGTTCCTCTAAACCTTCACCCGCTTCTTTGGCGCTAAACTTAGTGCTTTTACCCATTTCCATGGCTTTTTTGCGCATTATTTGCATATCAGCCCCGGCAGCTCCAGTCACTGCCTGCACCCGGCTCATTTGGGCATTAAAGCCCATACTTTCTTTGACTGCCACCCCAAAAGCAAGGGTAGCTGCCACGCCTATAGCAAGCAGGGCTTTTTTGAGTCCTTTAAAGGCAGCAATCACCCCTGAAGCAACTACCTGACGAAGCTTGCCCATTTTACGGGTGACCCTTGAGGCGGCATTGCCTACAGCAGCGACAGCCTGACTTGCCGCCGGGAAGCGTTGCTGAAGCTTGCCCGCTGCCTTACTTGCCTGAGCTCCGAGCTGTTCTACCTTAGACCTGGTATTGCCAGCCAGCTTGTTTAGCTTTTCCACTTTGGAACTTGCCAGGTCCCGCATTTTGAGGGCAAACTCGTAGATTTTCATGGCGACGAAGCTGCACAAAAATCAAAAGGGAGTAAAATTGTTTTTTTTGGGATTGGAGATTTTTAGTGTTTGATATAGCTTAATGCCTTCTTTGGAAAAAGTCAAGATTGACTCTCATCTGGTTAAGAAGCTTTTTATCGACGTTTTTTCAAACAAAAAATTGACTTTATCGACGTTTTTCCAGACATTTGTTTGAAAAAACGTCGATTGATTGCTCATAATTTAAAATATCTTCGCTCAGAGGTGAAAAAAACTACCCAATCCAGAGTGGCTAAGCACTTAGGTATTTCTCGATCTGCGTGGGTAGATTATGAACTTGGTAAAGCTCTACCAAAAGCTAATGTACTCATTAAAATTGCTGAATATTTTGGGGTGAGCATTGATGATTTACTCAAGGTTAATCTTAAGAAAAAAACAATACCTTCCGTTAATAACATTCGTCTAATCCCTGTTGAAACAACTGGTAAAGTCACACAAAATATTGATTTCATACCTGTAAAAGCAAAAGCTGGTTATTCACAAGGATATGGTGAAGAATCATACATCAAAGAGTTATTCCGTTTTACATTACCTAAGTTGCCTGATGGAAATTATAGAGCATTTGAAATAGAAGGTGATTCTATGCCCCCTTTACAAGATGGGTTTATTGTTATTGGAAAATATATCGAAAACTTTCATAACATAAAAAACAATCATAGATATATTGTATTATTGAAAGAGGAAGGGGTTGTTTTCAAAAAAGTAATTAATGAGGTATCAAAAAATCAACAATTGTTATTAGTATCTGATAATACAAACTATTTACCTTACTCAGTAAATATTGATGAAGTATTAGAAATTTGGGAAATGGCAGCTTTTATTGGGTTTCCTGGTTCTGATGCTTCTACTCAAGATTTGATTTTAGATAAGTTAGAGCTAATCAACCAACAATTAAACAGTTTATCAAATAAAACAACATGAATAATGACATTTCCATTATCGAACATTTAGGCTTTACACCTGGCGTGCAAGACGTACAAGTAGATACTCTTTCTATGTCTGCTCTGAAACGTCATTATGTAAATCAGGTAAAAGATTTTGGAATTGATAAAGTGTATTTTTCAGGAGAGTTTCCTTCAGTATACTTTAAAGAAGTAACTGATTTTGGTAAGCAAACTCAACAGGAAATATTGGAGGTTCAGAGAAAAATTTGGAATCAAGGCAAAGTTCCGTTTTTGTATGTAGAAAGCCCTACTGAAATCAGGGTTTTTAATTGCTACGCAAAACCTTTGCATGACTTTCAAGACAAAAAACCTGACATCACAAAAGATTTATTAGTTTATCAAACGACCCTTAATGATTTAACTGAGTTAGAGCAGGTTTTTGGCAAAGTAGCCATAGAGTCAGGACGTTTTTGGAAAGAAGAGAAGTATGCAAAGCAGGTTAAAACAGAGACTCGTATTGAAAAGGCTTTAGTTGAAAACCTGAAAAAAACCCGCAAGGCTCTGTCTAAAGATTTGCCAGTAGAGGTTATACATGATTTACTGCTACGTTCATTATTTATTTTATATCTGGAAGATAGAAAAGCCACCGATGCAGCTTTTTATCAAAAATATACTGGCGCACAAAATTCACAAACTTATTTTGATGTTTTAAATGACGTAAAAGGAACTTATAAATTATATGCAAAATTAGAGGATGCTTTTAATGGAAATTTAAGCCCAATCACAGCAGAAGAAACAAAAATAGTAACCATACAGCACTTACAAGAAATAAGAAAATGCTTTTGGTCAGAAAGAAGAGAAGATGGACAGCTAAAGTTATTTGATTGGAGAATATTTTCTTTTGATGTAATTCCTGTATTGCTATTAAGTAATATTTATGAAGACTTTCTGGAAAAGGAAGAAGGCGAAGCCAGCAAAACAAAAAAAGGAGCATTTTATACCCCACCTGCCTTGGCAGAGTTTATTCTAAACGAGGTATTACCTTATCCAACTAAAGACGATACCAACTATCAGGTAAAAACCCTTGATCCTACTTGTGGCTCAGGTATTTTTCTGGTAGAAACCTTGAACCGATTATTGGATAGGTGGCAAGTAGCACACCCAAACCAAAGCCTTTCTTTTGAAGTTATCTGCCAAATCGTACAAGACAATATCTTTGGGATTGAGATAGAAAAAGAAGCCATTAAGGTAGCTGCCTTTAGCCTGTATTTGGCTATGTTAGACAGGTTGGAACCCAAAACACTTTGGCAAACTGCCCGTTTTCCTTACTTAATTTATGACCCTGATAATGATGCTGACAAACAAGGTGCTAACCTATTTAGAATGAGTAGCTTGTCAACAGGGGCTTTTGAAAATATCGATTTTGATTTGGTAGTGGGTAACCCTCCTTTTAGTAGAGGTGGTTTGTCTAACGAAATTAAAACTTACTTAAAAAAGTATGACTTTGCTAGTGAGATGGTCTTGGCATTTTTACATCGCGCAACTACTCTTTGTCCTCATGGTAAGATTGCATTGGTCTGTGCAGCTAAACCAATATTATTTAACCATCTGAAGCCCTATCAAAACTTCAGACAGTTTCTTTTTCAGGAAACTTATGTAGAAAAAGTATACAACTTCTCCGTTTTAAGAAATGTATCAAAAAAACAAGGGGGTAGAAACTTATTTGCTTCTGCTACAAGCCCAGTGAGTGTAGTGTTTTATAGTAAAAATAAGCCCGTAAAAATGCCTGAAAAGTTAATGTATTGTGCCCCTAAGACTGCTATTAAAAATCGCATGATTGATGGGATAGCCATTGATTCTACAGATATTAAATATTTACCCCGTGAAGAATGCCAAAAACCAAATACTAATATTTGGAAAGTGGCTATGTGGGGAAGCGAACAAGATTTTGATCTAATACAAAGGCTTCAATCAAAACAAAATTTGGAGGATTTTTTTGTAAAAAATGGATGGAATGATCGAGGAGATGGGTTAAAAACATCAAACCCAAAAAATATTCCTAATCAATTAATAAAAAACGATTTACATTTACCTGCAAAGCAAATAAGAAGGTATTTTACACCTAAAACTTTTGCTGTAAATATTGAAGATGTAAAGTTTCATCGACTTGGAAAAATATCCGCTTATCAAGCTCCTCACATAGTTATAAAAAAAGGTCTAACTAACAAAGAGTATTGTGTTTCCTATGTTGATTATAATAGTTCTTTTAAATCCACTATCTACGGAATACACCATAAGGACTCTGGCAAACTAAAAATACTAACTGCATACCTGAACTCATCTTTTGCAAAATATTTTATGTTTTTAACCACTGCAAGTTGGGGAATAGAACGTGAGGAAGTAAAACCTGATGAGGCATTTCAATTACCTGACTTATGTTTTTCATTACCTAAAAATACCTCAAAAGCAATTTTAAAAGCTTTTGACCAAATCGTTGAAGTTAAAAAAGCCAATGTGATCAATGAAGAACCCCAAATAAATGCTTTGGAGAAGGAAATAGATGAATTGTTTTGGAAGGTTTTGAATTTTTCAGAAACAGAGCAAATATTCATCAACGATTTACTAGACTATAGTTTAGATGCCTTTATGGAAAAAGAAAAGTCTAAGGCATTCAAACCTGTTAGTAATGAAGAGCAAAAAGCGTATGCAGAGTATGTATGCAAAACCATGAACAGTTTTTTAATTTCCCCTGAAAGTGAAGGTATTAGTGTATGGGTAACATTGGTAAATACACAAGAAAGCAAAAATCCCTTAAATGTTGTCGTAGTTAATTTTGGAAACGAAAAACCTGCCGGGCATGTTGAAGAGCTACCTATGGGCAAAATAACCAATATTTTAAAAACAATAGAACAATATTCTTACGAGGAATATGCAGAAAGCATGTATTATCGTAAATTTATAAGATACTATACAGAAGACAAAGCATACATTATCAAGCCTAACGAAAAGAGGTTTTGGTCACGATCAATGGCTATCAATGATGCAAACGAAATAATTGGAGATAACCTGACAGATTAAGCATGGGCAATCAGCTAAAAATAAACTTAAAAAAAGCAATACAGACAAGCTTTCACACCTTATGTCATCAACTACTGATAGAAGGTTACAGTGCCATGCTTAAGGAAAGAGATGAGGCGGAATTTAATCATAAAAGACATAAGGAACTACAAAACCTTTTAGGGGATAATACATGTGTACCGCCCTTAGATTTTGATTTTAAAGAATGGGGAGAAGAAGATATAAGTGAAACATTATTAGAAAAGATGCAAATACAACCAATGGCTTCCTTACACAAAATTTCGGTGCAGCGTGAATATTACCTTAGTAGAAAAGAGGCAACCAGTAAAAAAACATCAGCTAAAGAAGCAAGACGAATTGATTTCCATTTTTCTAATTGGACAGAAGAAAACGAGAAAAAGTACTTCGCAGAAGCTAAAAATGTTTCTTGTAATGATTGGGCTAAAAAGTCAGGAGCAAAGATTCAAGCTTCTAATACTGTTGCCCGTTATATAGCCACAGGAATTAAAGCTTTAGTTGATGAGAAATATGAGAAAATTCAAGGTTGTATGCTGGCTTATGTAGTTAATGGACTTCCTTCTGATGCCGTAGAAAAACTCAATAAGAAACTTCAAAAAGACAGTTTACCCCCTAAATATGGTCTAATTGAAAACAAACATACTATTCAAAATTATGAAGAATGCTATAGCTCAAATAACCCCAATGCGCCTATTAATAAAACCATTAAACATATTTTTTTGAAGTTTAGTTGATCGTTTATTACTGACAAAGCCACCTTTACTCAAACAAATACACCCCATTTTCTTTGAATAAAAAATAGTTCAAATCTATCAAATCCCACACAGGCTCAAACACAGTCAAGCCTTTACTTATCCCCAAAAAAACTCCTCCCTAAAATCCTTGAGCATTGTTAAGTTGCTCCCATGCTCACATTCAATACCCAAGTCATATTTACCCCTGCCACTGGTGGCACGCAGTACCTGTTAGACAGTTTTACCTCGCTGGAAATCACCAGTTCGTGGAAAAACCTGGGTGATATGGCTGTGCTGAAGTTGGGTAGGTTAAGGGGTCAGTTCAACAAACAGCTCAAAGAAGGAGATGGAATAGAAATCAAACTGGGCTACGACGGCGAACTGCATACCGAATTCAAAGGTTACATTGCCCAGCTGCTCCCCAACCAACCCTTCGAGATGCATTGTGTGGATGAGGTCTACCATTTGCAGCGCTCCAACCTCAACAAAACCTGGAAGCACGCCACTTTGAAGGAAGTAATTGAAGAAGCAATCAAGGGCTTTGAGGTGGAGTTTGTGAACCCCAAAGAGGTGCCCGAAGTAGCCCTTGCCCCCTTTCGGGTGGCCAATGCCAGCGCCGCCAAAGTGTTGCAAAAGCTCAAAGACAACTACGGGCTGGCGATGTATTTCCGGGGCAAGCAGTTGTACGTGGGCTTGCCTTATTCAGAGGATGTAGCGGCTACTACTGGGGTAGATGAAGCACCTGTGGTGTATGACTTACAGCGAAACGTGCTTGCCACCGAGTTGGAATACCGCCGCAAGGAGGACATCAAGATTAAGCTCAAGGCGACTTCATACCTCAAAAACAATCAAAAACTGGAAGTGTACGCGGGTAGTGAAGAAGGCGAGCTGAGAACCTGGATTTCGCCTGAGCCCATTGCGGACAAGGACACTTTGCAAAAAATTGCGGACGAAAAAGTCAAGCTGTACCGCTACGAGGGCTACAAGGGGGGAATCAAAACCCTGGGCATTCCACACGTGGTGCATTCGGCACGCTGCCAAATCCTGGATGCTGACTACCCCGAACGTGAGGGATTGTATTTTGTAGATGAAGTAAAAACCACGGTCAGCAAAACCGGGGGCTTCAAGCGAGCCGTCAAAATTGGACGGAGGGCTCAGTAAACGATGGACGAACAGATCAACGCTTTTATTGCTTCTATCAGGCGAATTATGGAGGCTTTACCCACTGACAGCAAAAATATTCGGGGTACGGTGACAGAGGTAGACGAAGCCGCCCGCACGTGTGAAGTGCAGCCTTTGGGCGGCGAAGCCCCCCTGCCCGATGTACGTCTGGTAGCAAGTATTGATAGTGAGGCAATAGGCGGGGTAGTGTTTATTCCCAAAATAGGCAGTGCGGTGATTGTGTCGATGCTCGAAGCTTCGGAAAGTGAGGCTTATGTGACCAGTTTTGGGGAAGTAGAAAAGCTAATCATCCGGTTTAGCGAAGACAGCTTTGCCGAGTTGAGCGAAGCAGGTTTGAGCTACAAAAACGATGAGTTGGAAGTAAACCTGAGCCAGGATGCCCACCAATTGAAAGTGGGTGATTTGAGCGTGCAACTGACCGCCGATCAGCTTTCACTCAACGGAGACAGTGCAGGTGGGCTGATCAAAATCAAAGAGCTCAAAACCGAGTGGAATAAGAACAAGGCCATTCTGGATGGCTTGGTTCAAGTACTTTCGGGACCACCCATTCCAGAACCTGGCAATGGCAGCCCTTCGGCATTGCAGGCCTCCCTCAAGGGAGCTGTGGCGGGCAAACAGACCGGGGTATTAAAAGATTCGATCATCAACAAAAAAGTAACGCACGGTGATGGCGACAACTGACCCTAACAACTGGCGCAAGGTGATAGATGTGCTGCTCTCGGAAGTGGATGGAGACCTCGCTTTTGAAAACGGTGACTTTGCTCTGGGCGATGCCACCGTACAGCATCAGGCACATCACCTGGTGGCAAACAAAGGGGATTTGCGTGCTACCCCCCAGGCAGGTGTTGGGCTACACATATTTCTGGGCGACGAAAACCGGGATTTGAGTGAGATGCGCGCCGAGATTGAGCTCCAACTGGAGCTCGATGGGCAAACCATAGAATCGGTGCGCATTGACCTGACCCAGGGAGAAGGGCACGAGCTGGTGCAGATTGAGGCGGGGTGGAGTAATTAAATGGTTGAATGGTTTCGCTTCGCTAATGGTTAAATGGTTAAATGGTTAGCGCAAAGCGATGATTGATACACCGATATAGATATGATACAAGTTTATACTACTTACGAGGGGCAAAATATCATAGACCTTGCCCTGCAACTCTATGGAAACCCCCAGGCATTTTTTGTGCTTTTGGACGACAACCCCACGCTTTCGCTGGATGAGGAGATTGCAGCAGGTACCAAGGTTAGGTATGACCCTGATAAAGTAGACATTCGTGACTATCCCTTGGTCAAATACTTTCAAAATAAGTTGCCCCAGGCGGTAATTGTAAAAACAGGAAATTAAGATAGCAAACGCATGGCAAGAACCCTTACTCAAATACGCAACGAACTGCTGGCGGCCAAGGCTGCCGAACCCAAGCTCGATGCCCTGGATTCTCCCTCTAATTTTGCGATCTGGCGACTCTGGCTCTATGTGGTGGCCATGGCAGCCTGGACGCTGGAGCAACTCTTTGACCGACACAAGGCAGCAGTGGAAGCCCGGCTCGCACAAAGCATATTTGGCTCGGCAGAATGGTTTGTGCTACAGGCAACGAAATTTCAGTACGGAGACAACCTGATCAGGGATCAAAATGGAGCACTGGGTTATGCCCAGGTATCTCTCGAAAAACAAATCATCAGCCAAGCCGCCATTTCGGTGGCCAGCGGCAATGACAACGTTGCCACGCTCAAGGTAGCCAAAACAGTGGACGGACAGCCGGGGCAACTTTCGGCAGGCGAACTTGCCGCGCTTCGTGGGTATGTTGACCGACTTCAACCGCCTGGGGCGTACCTTTTAGTCAACAGTTTGCCCGGCGATACGATTAAAATTAGCCTGGAAGTATACTATAACCCTTTGCTGGAACCTGCCTCGCTCAAAACCGCCATTGAAACCGCCATCAAGCAGCACTTAGCCAGCTTACCCTTTGACGGGAAAATACTGAAATCTAAAATTGTAGATGCAGTTCAGGCAGTGGCAGGAGTAGAAGATGTAGTCATTACATTATTTGAAGCCAAGGCAAGTGGAGAAACTTACACTCCAGTAAACCGGGTGTACATCCCCAAATCGGGCTATGTAAAACTGGATAGTGAACACCCACTCAAAGATCACCTCACTTTAAAAACTCCTTTATAAAATAAGTAAAAGCATGACCATTGACTGGAACAAATTTGTACGTTGGCTAGTGCCTTCGTACCTCAAAAAGGAGCAAGCACGGCATTTGGCTTGGCTGCAAGTAATGCTTACCCCCATCAAAACCTTGCACGCAAAGTTTGTGGCTTTTAGGGTGGCCACCCAGCTGGAAATCGCCATCAGCAACCAAACGATGGTGCTCGAAGAAGAGCTCAACCGAAGATTAGGGTTGAGCAAGGAGGTCATCATCATCAACCAAACGTATCAGAAAAACCGCCGCTATATCTATTACCTCAGCGAAGCCTCCAGTTTGCAATATTATCGTTACTCTTTGAGCAAAATTGTCGAAAAAAACATCATTCCAAAGTTTAGCTATGCGCTGGGCGAATTTCAGGGAGAGTACGATTTTGTAGTACAGATTCCAGCACTGAGTGAGGATCAACAACTTCAGATTCGTGCCTTTATCGATAAATACAAATTACCCGATAAGGTTTATGCAATTATCACCAAAGAATAAGCAGCACACACTATGGCAAAAATATTAGACCTCGTTACAGGCGGACACCCTGACTCGCTGGACGATTTGCTCCATTTGCAGGAAGCCCAGCGAGAAGGGCAGGCAGCCATGTTTGCTACATTAGGGCTTGACTTGAGTAAGTCCTATATTTTGAAAGGCTGCAAAATCAGCGAAGATGACGCAGGGTTGGCTACCACCACCGCAGGCATGATCCTCCACAATGATGAAGTATTCGAAGTGCAAGAGCAAAGCATCCCAGATGCAGAAAATTACGGCTGGGCAATTGAAGAAACTTATCGCCCAGGCAACCCAGTGATTTATGCCAACGGCAATGCACACGCTCCCCACAAGATTAGAAGACTTAAGTTGGTAAACCCTTCTTTGGATCAAGCCGAAGTGCTTCATCAAGAGTTGTGGCATACCAGGGTTGCCTTGGGCACTGAAGAAGGCATTGTGGCAGGTTTCGACCTGAAAAAGCCGTTTGGCGACAGCCTCATATTCAATGCAGAGCGTACTGGCAATCAGGACAACCAAACCGAAATTATCTGTCAAGGCAAAAAGTGGCGCATCTTAGGGGATATTACCATCACATTCCCTCCGCCTTTTGGTGGTAATTATGAAGGAGATGTATTCCAGTTTTATTGCCAACCTAATGCTCGGCAAGATGCCTTGGAATTTTTAGTGACCCAAGGGCAAATACCTGCCAATGCTGTGCTTTTAGGCAAGGCAATCCTGTACGATATTGATGAGCAGATAGGAGCTAATGTAGAGCAATTGTATGCAGGGCATGAGGATTACGATCTGAGAATAGATATTGAGGTACGTAAAACCAGTGACAGATTAATCAAGTACATTCCAGTTCATGAATATTTTGATCAAACCGATAATGAGGTTTGGGTAAGAATTGCCCTACCCATTAAAAGGGCAATTGATGCCAAACTACAACAGTCGCTCTATGCAGAAGTAGAACTAAGGGAAAACCGTTATCCCTTTAGAGTAAGTCTCTTTGGCTACCTTCCGCTCAATTCCTTACCTTTTTACTCGAAAATCCTGGAAGGCTTTTCACAAAATTATTTTGCACCACAGTCTACTAAAAGAATTAGAACGACCATTTGCCGCTCACCCGACCGCTTAAATACTTTTCAGTCAATAAGTAATGTAATGGCAGATTTGTCGCCCACAGAACTAAATTTAATAAATGCACCAAGTGTTAGTAATGATGAAAACAGTAACATCATGCACTTTCTCAGCATTTTTACCACTTATTTTGTTTGATCAAAACCACATTCATTTATGAACTCAAAACAACAACAAACCCCACTCCCTACCTTGTATTGTACTGTAGGGCTGCCCTTTTCAGGCAAAGAAGCATGGGCGGCTTGCCAGGGGCTACCTGTGGTATCTCTTGCCGCAAATGAAACAGTAGTTGGTGGCAAAGCCACTAATAAAACCAAAGCAACCACTGAGCCACTGGCTTTTACCCGCCAACTTATTGAGTGCCTCTTTGCCGCAGGCAATCAAGTAGTCATTTTACTGGCCGAAAACCTCAGCGAAAAAGAACAGGAGTATTGGCAAAACCCCGACGCCTGGCAAACCGTGTTTCGGGAGTTTCAGATCAGCGAAAAAGAGGCACTTCGCAAGGCTACCCTGGCCGGGGCGGGCAAACCGGAATTGAATAGAATCAAAGAACTGGCAAAACACGCAGAGACTTTAAAAGTAAACACTTGAACACCCAAACCCCTGGGGTAGACAGACGGTCTACCTACAGGGGTTACTTATCACATATTTTCCAGACTTTTCAATTGGGCTACAATGGTGCTTCTGAGCGTGGTATCACTGATGTTTTTCACCACATACCTGTCTTGTCTAAAATCATAGACCTGGTATTGCTTTTCCAGAATATCTCCATACTTCACCCCTTTCATCAAGTCAGGTATTACTGCTTCGTACCAATGTAGTTTTCGGTAAGGTTCGTCGGCACGGTTGCGCCCTTCATAATAGCGGTCAAAACAAATAGGAGAAATATAATAGCCATTGCGACCTGTTTTTTTACTGCTTTGTTTGACACCACTTTTGTTCATACCACCACCCATTAAACTGTCATGACTGTCTTTTGATTTGACATCGCTTTTGTTCATACCACCCATTAAACTGTCATGACAGTCTTTTGATTTGACATCGCTTTTGTTCATACCACCACCCATTAAACTGTCATGACAGTCTTTTGACTTGACACCACTTTTGTTCATACCACCATCCACTAAACTGTCATGACAGTCTTTTGATTTGACACCGCTTTTGTTCATACCACCATCCACTAAACTGTCATGACAGTCTTTTGATTTGACACCGCTTTTGTTCATACCATCCATTAAACTGTCATGACTGTCTTTTGATTTGACACCACTTTTGTTCATAGGTGTTGTATGATTGTTCATACCATCCATTAAACTGTCATGACTGTCTTTTGACTTGACATCGCTTTTGTTCATACCACCACCCATTAAACTGTCATGACAGTCTTTTGACTTGACACCACTTTTGTTCATACCACCACCCATTAAACTGTCATGACAGTCTTTTGACTTGACACCACTTTTGTTCATACCACCATCCACTAAACTGTCATGACAGTCTTTTGATTTGACACCGCTTTTGTTCATACCATCCATTAAACTGTCATGACTGTCTTTTGATTTGACACCACTTTTGTTCATAGGTGTTGTATGATTGTTCATACCATCCATTAAACTGTCATGACTGTCTTTTGACTTGACATCGCTTTTGTTCATACCACCACCCATTAAACTGTCATGACAGTCTTTTGACTTGACACCACTTTTGTTCATACCACCACCATCATTATTCATTAAACTGTCATGACAGTCTTTTGACTTGACACCACTTTTGTTCATACCACCCATTAAACTGTCATGACTGCCTTTTGATTTGACACCACTTTTGTTCATACCACCACCATCATTATTCATTAAACTGTCATGCAACTCGTGCCTGTTTACCGGGTCAGGCTTACCTCTGGGGCGCAAACTGATTTCCTTTCTTTGATCACGCCCTTCTGACTCTGTGGTTGAATCAGAGACATTGATTAACTGACTAAACCCGGTTTGTAAACCCTGAGTCACTGCCGTTATGATTTCCTGGTGAGGCAATACTCCTTCTTTAGCTTCTTCGGGCAGGGGCAAAATAGCGTGTTGCCTGCCTTCGGCTTCTACCCGTTTCATAAAAGCATTGTGAAAGTAATAGGCGTATATCAGGAACAGTTCCATCATCAGCACCACCGAAAAACCAATCCCCATTCCTAAGTGGCGGTAATAATGGTTGATTTGGCTACGTTGCCCGTAACGGGTCTCAAGCCGGGCAATTTGCTGCGATTGTTGTTGCTCAAGTTTTGCTTTTTCTGCTTTGCCCGCCCGCAGGTTTTCCTGCTCAGCTTTGGTCAGCCCCCAGCGCCTTACCTTGGGGTCTACCGACAGGCTTTCGAGCCCGGCAATGGTCTTTGCCAGCTGTTGCAAACGTGTCTGGTGATCGGTTTTTACCCGTTGAATGGCTTGAACTTTATCCGCCATAATATTTTTGTTTTCATTCGTTTGGGCATCGCCAATGAGTGCCCCACCCAAAGCACTGACCAGCAGCGAAGCAAACACCAATAAACCAAGGTAGAGCCATTGCATCAAAGGTACTGCTCTGCCGTTTGCCTGCCGATAAAACACATCAGTGGCTTTTTCTTTCTTGCCCCATTCGAGTGCGCCAAAAATCACCAGCAAACACGCCAGAGTGAGTAAGAGCAAAAAGATAGAGATGGGACCCAGTGAGTGCAGCTTTAAATGCCGGGTGGCCAGCAGGGTAGCGGTTACCAAAGCAAGTACGACCGATACCGGGTGATAAAATGCCCTGAATCCTTTGCTGAGTTTAAACCAGACCAACCGCCTTTCGAGGTAAGACTTGCCCTCCATATAATGTTGCGCCTTTTCATAGTAGTCTTTCCATTTGGCCGCTTCGTGTTGTTCATCATAAGGGTTTTGGGTGGTAAGCCGGGTAGCAGAACGTGCCTGTTTGATCTTTTGTAATAGTTGTTGAGAATTGTTCATAGTAAAAAAGTGTTGGTTGTTAGTGAGTGTATTACATCATATTTCAATATTAAACAAACATAAAAACATCAATATTAGATGTTTTTCATTCAAATGTAATCTATTCATAATCACTTACAAATAAAAGGCATCAAAACTTGATGTGTATCAAAGAAAAAGCAGGTATTTTAGCCCAATGGAAAAACAAGACTTACTAAAAATCATTAAGCATTTGCGTACCAGTGAGGGGCTTACCCACCAACAAATGGCGACTAAACTGGGTTGGGGCAAACAAACTTATGAAAGAATTGAAAATGGACGTACCCAAAATGTAGGGCTGGACGACATTGCCCAGATTGCGCAGGTATTTGGGCTGACGGTGGTAGAGTTGATGAACCGGGCAACCCCGGAAGGAACTGCCACTGCTTTGCTCAAAGAAGCCGTTCATTTATTCAGGGAAGCCCAAACCAAAGTGGATGCCGCTGAACAAATACTGAAGAAGCTACCAAAAAATAAATGAGTAATGCCAATAAAAAAAACCTTCGCCTGAAACAAGCAAAGGTTTTTGCATAAATAAATAATCAAACGACTCTTAGTAGTTGTAATTCACAAACGGATACAACAAATTGTTAAAATTGTATTTATCAAATAATAACACTCTTTTGAAGTATATATATAGCACTCCCATTTATTCAAGCGAATTATTATATTCGCTAAAATGATAATTTAAATTTTCATACCAAAACAGGGACTTTAGCCTAAAAAACACCTGCTACAGCGCAAAAAACTGAACGGTTGTTTTTTTGGCTCTGGTACAGAAACATCAGTTTCTGGTACAGGCAGACCAAGCCATTCCAGACCACAGGTAAATCAGTAACGTATGCAAACAGCCATACTTTAGTCCTGAATAAACACCTGTGGTAAGGTGGCTGCTTGCTTTAAAACCAGGCATAAAAGCGCCATACAGCCTCAAATCAAGCAGTTTGATATACGGTTAAGAAATAACTCTGGGTTTCTTTTAAGCCTGTCCTGCCAGCGGTATTCTGCTGACAGGCAAGCCGTGTGATGTTATATAAACAAGAAAAATAGGTGGAGCCTTTGCTCTAATGATATGTCGTAAGCAAAATCAAACACTGCCAGTAAGCAGGCAACGTTTGATCTCCCGAACGAAAGAACCCTTATGTTGAGTACAATCTTACCAAACTTTCATCAACATTCAAAATTCTTTCAAAAAAATATTCGCTATCACATAAGCAAGTATAAATACTTGTTTTTTACGCAAAAAAGAGAAGTTTTTTAACAAAAACCTTGTTTGTATTATTTCTTGTTCATACTATTGCATCCTCATTAAGCAGAAGGCTTAGTGAAATACCTGACAATGATGAACTGAGTTTAGTTGAATGTGAGGGTCAAACAGTACCATGGATAGCGCTTATCTAATGCAAGTTTGACCCTTGTAATATTTCCAGGCAAAGACATGCACGTAGTATGCCTTTGCCTTTTTCTCTAGACAGACAGGTAAACAACATTGCCGGAAAAGCGACTTATTAAATAGAAATATAAACCAAAACAACAGATGATCAAATGAAGCAAATCACACTAACACTGTATATCAGTTAAAAATGATTCCCTCAGCGGCTTGTTCAAAAGAGGCAGGCGGCATTTTCAATCCCTTCATTCACTCTGGAGTCAGTCTGGTAAATGACTACCCAGGGCAAGTAAGCTCATGAATACTTTTTGGTATACCTCACTGTAAGGTTGTTTGCCCAGGGCATACCACTTTGCAGCATTACTGTAACTATGCAAAAGAGGGCGCTCTCTCAATATTTAAAGATCAAACATCAAAGTAAAAAAAATGAAAAAGAGGAAAAGAAGAATAACCCTGCACGTAAGAAAAAAAGTAACTGTATTGCAGAAATTGAATGAAAGTGACATTCAAAACTTTACCGTTACCGATCTGAAACACCTCAATGGGAGCCTGTTTTATTACGACTTCCAGCCCAGGTACCCCTTAGCCAAAGCACTACCCGTTTGTGAGGTCATTTTTGAAGGCAAAACAGTCTTCTTGTTTGAGTTTCCAGTGAGTTTCGAGGCAAAAATAGAATCCAAAATAGCCTATCATTTTCAAAAAAAACGTGGGGAGGAGTAGGTAGAAACACCCTTATCCTTCTCTGAAAACCAGCCCTGACTTATAAAAATACACTGCTAACAAAAAACTATAAGAAAAATGATACATCATTTGTCGCATACCTTGTGGGCAAACCTACCACTGCTATGGCTGATTTTACAGGCAATACTGAGTACTCAACCTAAAAACATCAGCCATCATGAGTAGAGAAAGCATCACTGAACAACACAAGCGCGAAGCAAAGCTCCTTGCCCAACAGCGGCAAAAAGGCCTGCAAAACAAAGTGAAGGTACAGGTAGACCACAACACCTGGATTTACCTACCCAAAAAACTTGCCCGAAGCAAACGAAAGCTTAAAGCTTACCTGGCTGCACGGGAAGCACGCATTCGTGAAAACAAAAACCATGAAGAACAAATCAGGGCAGGGCGTATTGCCAGAAATAAGGCAGTGGCCAAGGCCAGGAGGTTGAAAAAGAAAAATAAAAAGTAGTTCAAACACAGATTTAATCAATACTTAAAATATGTGCCAAATGAATCATCAGACACCAACACCTGTCAACTATAAAAAACACATGAGGTTCGATATGACAGCCCTCGTTGAAAACAACATCAGTATCAAATCCTGCCAACAAATAGCAAAAATAGGTTTTTTCAAACATTTTAAATCAAGATAACTCTTATGATGACAGCCGATTTATTTCACCTTACCGAACCCCTTACTCATATTGCTTCTTACCCTAAAGCAGGCAAAACCAGCCTGGCGGTAAGTTTGGCTCTCGATGCGCTTATACACCACGATATGGGCGTACTCTTTTGTTCGGCAAGCAAAGAAAGAAACATCAGGCATCGCATGGTATCAGCCATGAGTGATATTGACCTGATAGAAATAGAGTACATCAAAGAATGCCCCGAAGATGAGAAGTACAAAAAATACAATGATACATTAACGGCAACCTTTAATTTTAATTTCATTGCCTGTGACATCAGAGGGATTGTGTTTGAGGAATTCAGACGCAAATGCCTTTATCACGCCTATTACAATCAGGTTGAACTCATTGTTGTAGACGATTTACATCAGGTAGTGGGTGGAGACACTCAAAGTAATATTCAGGAATTAAAAAAGCTTGCCAGTGTGTTGGGCATCCCTTGCATCGTATTTACACCATTGCCCCAGGCAGAAGATGACAGTATACAAAAGGTAACTAAAATCAATGCCTTGCTGAACACTTATGCAGATGTAACCATGTGGCTGGATCGCCCGGAGTATGAAATAGCGGCTCAACTGGAAGTAATTAAGCAGCCCACAGGCAAGTTCTCTGGCATCCCCCTGAGTTTTACTCCGCGAACGGCTCATTTTACGGATGTGGAAATGATTGGCTTACATTTTATTTTGACAGAATTGGAAAAGGCAGGGTAGCATTTCCTTGACATTGATGATCTGTAAAACCCTGGCATCTTAAATATTATGGGTGGACAGGGAATAATTTAGTTTTCAAAAACAACAAGGGGCTGATGAGGAACTGGGAAAGGTATTATTTTCTAAAAAAACGTTTTCGCCCCACTCAAAACTTATTTTAATGGCAAAATCAATAAACAAAGACAACTCAACACAAGCCTCGCTGGAAGGCTTATTACCTATTGAAGTAAAAAATGAAATACCTGTAGTAGATAGCAGGTTGGTGGCAGAAGCACTGGGAGTCAAACATAAAGCTTTGATGGCAACTATTCAGCGTTATCAGGCTAAAATAGAAGAGTTTGGCTCGCTGCCGTTTGAAACCGAAGTGAAAAAACGTGATGTAGGGGCAACTACCCTAAGATTCTGCTACCTTAATGAAAATCAGGCGATTTTTATTGGAACCCTTTCCAGAAATACGAAAAAGGTTGTTGCCTTTAAATCCAGACTGGTTCAATCATTTGCTTATGTTAGAAAAACAATTCAAGAACAGCCATTCAATCAGAGGATTTTGGTACAAGCAGTAAAAAACCTCCATGAACTGGCAAAGTCCACCAAAGAGACCAGAGGACAAATAAAACTTTTGAACTCCTACCACAAATTTTTGGCACACGAAATAAGTAGCATCAGGGATGCGCAAGATTCCTTGGCAGACGAAATGGTCAATATCAAGGCAGCTCAAACAACTTTACAGATAGAAAACTTCAACCCTCTTTTTACCAAAGTCAGAAAAGAGCTGGGACAAATGATGCAAAATTATTCGATCTGGTATGAGGTGACCACTCAGGAACTCTACCAGATTCTTTACAAGGAATTTACCGTAGCATCCGGACAAAATATATATCAGCAAGCAAAAATGGCGAATAAAACGCCCATCGAGTGGCTTGAATCCACAGGCTGGATTTTAGAGGCTTATGGCCTGGCTATAAAGCATTTTGGAATACCAGAGGAAAATCAAGATTATCAGGGTGACTTAGGAAATCCTGACAGATAAGAGAGTAGAAGGCATCATAACAGTAGTTGTCTTTCAAACTGGAAGAAAAACAACTACTGTTATTTTAACCAGTGAGTGATGTTGAGATTCAAAAATGGTAAATCAATCGGGTTTTAATGATAAAACCAAGGAATACAAATTATTTAAGGCAGCAGTCTTTGGTGGTAGCTTTGCTTCCGATAGAGGCATTGGGTGAGACTCTGATGGAAACTATCAGGTGTTATTAGGCTAAAATAGAAGAGCCTGGCTCGCTGCCTCTTGAAACGGTAGTGAGAAAACATGATATAGGTAGCTACCCTTGATCAGGCTAAAATAGAAGAGTTTGGCTCGCTGCCTTTTGAAATGGAGATGAGAAAATGTGGTGTAGGGGCTACTACTCTTGAAAACCATCAGGCTGAAATAGAAGAGTTTGGCTCGCTGCCTTTTGAAATGGAGATGAGAAAACGTGGTGTAGGGGCTACTACCCTAAAATTCTGCTACCTTAATGAAAATTAGGCGATTTTTATTGGTACCCTTTCCAGGAATACGAAAAAGGTTGTTGCCTTTAAATCCAGGCTGGTTCAATCATTCGACTATGTTCGCAAAACAGTTCAGGAACAGCCATTCAATCAGAAGCTTTGGGCACAGGCAGTAAAAAAACTCCATGAACTGGCAAAGTCCACCAAAGAGACCAGAGGACAAATAAAACTTTTGAACTCCTACCACAAATTTTTGGCACACGAAATAAGTAGCATCAGGGATGCACAAGATTCCTTGACAGACGAAATAACCCATATCAAGGCAGCTCAAGCAAGTTTACAGATAGAAAACTTCAACCCACTTTTTACCAAAGTCAGAAAAGAACTGGGGCAAATGATGTAAAATTATTCGATCTGGCCTGAGGTAACCACTCAGGGACTCTACCAGATTCTTTACAAGGAATTTACCGTGTCATCCGGACAATATATATATCAGCAAGCAAAAATGGCAAATAAAACGCCCATCGAATGGCTCGAATCCACAGGCTGGATTTTAGAGGCTTATGACCTGGCAATAAAGCATTTTGGAATACCAGAGGAAAATCAAGATTATCAGGGTGACTTAGGAAACCCCGACAGATAAGAGAGTAGAAGGCATCATAACAGTAGTTCAATCTTTCAAATTGGAAGAAAGACAACTACTGTTATTTTAACGAGTGAGTGATGTTGAGATTCAAAAATGGTAAATCAATCAGATTTTAATGATAAAACCAATGAACACAAATGATTTAAGGCAGCAACCTCCTGTGGCAGGTTTGCTTCTGGTAGAGGCATTGGGTGAGGCTCTAATGGAAACTATTAGGTGTTATCAGGCTAAAATAGAAGAGTTTGGCTCGCTGCCTTTTGAAATGGAGATGAGAAAACGTGGTGTAGGGGCTACTACTCTTGAAAACCATCAGGCTAAAATAGAAGAGTTTGGCTCGCTGCCTTTTGAAATGGAGATGAGAAAACGTGGTGTAGGGGCTACTACTCTTGAAAACCATCAGGCTAAAATAGAAGAGTTTGGCTCGCTGCCTTTTGAAATGGAGATGAGAAAACGTGGTGTAGAGGCTACTACTCTTGAAAACCATCAGGCTAAAATAGAAGAATCTGGCTCGCTGCCTTTTGAAATGGAGATGAGAAAATGTGGTGTAGGGGCTACTACTCTTGAAAACCATCAGGCTGAAATAGAAGAATCTGGCTCGCTGCCTTTTGAAATGGAGATAAGAAAATGTAGGGGCTACTACTCTTGAAAACCATCAGGCTGAAATAGAAGAATCTGGCTCGCTGCCTTTTGAAATGGAGATAAGAAAATGTGGTGTAGGGGCTACTACTCTTGAAAACCATCAGGCTAAAATAGAAGAATCTGGCTCGTTTCGGTTTGAAACCGGAGTGAGAAAACGTGATGCAGAGGCAGCTACCTTAACGAAAACCGGGCGATTTCTGTTGCCGCCCTTTCCAGAAAAAGGTTGTTGGTTGTTGCCTTTAAAAAACGACAATACAAAGAATGTTTTAAAGGAAATCTCACATAACTCGCTGACTATCAATTTTCCCGCCAAGTTGCGGAAAATAAAAAGACAGGAAGAAGCAGCCCCTTTGATACTATTTGTGTGTTAGTCGAGTGTGTTAAGTCACTTGTCTTGTTAGCTCAAACCGATAAGGGGCGGGAAGTCAGAAAATACTTTATTGAGTGTGAAGAAAGGTGCCATGCCCGAATATCCTCGGCACAAATGCTTTTGAGGTAGGTAGACTTCGGAAACCGTCAGAATGAGTAGAAAGCCTGAATCAAAGCTATCGAGGACGATAAGCAAAGAGCAGAAGCTGAATTGAATGCACTGGAAAAAGAAGGAACCTTGACACTTTTTGGGGATTCTCGAAAAGCCTTGGGGCAACTAGTGAAAAACTATGCGACCCATAAGCAGGTACCAGTGCAGAAGATATATACAAGCAATTCTCTAAGGAAATAAAACATAAAATCAGGAAAGTTTGCTATAGCATCACCCAAAACATACAATTCCCTAAAACCTAAAATGTAAAGGTGTTTGCTTTTTCACTTCTTTACACTATAAACAACTAAATAAAAATGGAGACAGCAAATCTAATGATACAAAGCTTTGGGGATTCAAAAAATGTTTTTACCGAACAGGGCTGGATCAATGCCACAGCTACCCAGATGCCTGTTGAGGACATATATCAACTACTTTATAAAAGGTTTACATATATAAACAAAATCCATCTCAAAACGCCAGGCAAGCGAATACAACTCCCATTGACTGGATTGAATTACAGAAGCGTATGATCTGGCAAAACAAATTTTTTGGCTACCTGCTCATGCAGGCTAAAAAACAGGTAGGTCTGAAAGGCATACTCAGCCCTGTTGTTCACTTTCTTGGGGCTATGCTGGTTCAAATATAAATAAGTATTCAAATTTTTAAAAGGTAAGATAATGGCAGCAAATATTCCAACAACGGAAGACATTCAACACTTAATGAAGGCTTTTGAAGAAACCATCTATGGTAAAATAGAGGCGTTATTTAAAGCTGAAAACAGTGGGTTAGATATATACACAAACAAAAGGATCAAAGAAGAAATGGGAGGGGATATCAGTGATGATACCCTTGCCCGAATGAGGGAAAGAGGAGAGCTTCCAGCGAAAAAAGTGAGCGGGAAGTGGTATTACAAAGGAGCAGATGTACGCAGAGTTTTTACTGAATCTAACTCCTAAACACTCTACTTTAAACCCCTCGTGTTTGTCCATATACAACGAGGGGTAAATAAACGCCTTAATCAGTAAACAAACCTTCGAATTTATCTATTTCCCGTTCGAGAGTATCATCAGTAATACTTGCATAAATTTGAGTAATAGTTTCATCAGAATGCCCGGTCATTTCTTTTAGTTTTGAACGATCAGTTCCCGCATTATACACCAAAGTAGCAAAAGTTTTACGTCCGACATGACTTGTCAAGTGCTTCTCGATACTGGCAAGTTCTGCCATCGATTGCAAGTATACATTATAGTTTTTGTTAGAGATTACTGGAATAAGCTTGTCCTTGCCAGCACAAACAGGGTCATCTCGATATTTATCCAAAATAACTTGCGCTTGCGGAAGCAAAGGAACTTTGGCAACAGTAGAAGACTTTACTCGTTCTTTAATAATCCAAGTACGCTCATTACGTTTAAATAGGTGCTCTTTTTTTAAAGAATCAATGTCTACAAATGCAAGCCCGGTAAAACACTGAAAAACAAAACAATCTCTAATACGATCCATATTAAGCTTATCAGACAAATCCAACTCCATAAGCTTTTTTAGTTCTTCTAATGTTAGTACCTCTCGTTTAGTTTTTTCATCCTTAGGGATTTTGAACTCTGCAATCAAAGGGTTTTTATCCATCTCGCCGAGTTGTACTGCCATATTAATTGCCTTCCGAAAATGCCTTACTTCCCTAATGGCAGTTTCGTGTTTTTTGGGATACCTGATACTACCATCAAACCTGACAGTGGTTTTAGTAGTACACCAATCTACATATCGAATATCAAAACCTTTATAATTATTCTTTAGTAAATCGCTCAAGTGGATATCTTCTTTACCAAACTCATCTTTAAGGAAGAGTTTAAGGTTGTCGATTGTTACTTGTATTCTTCTTATCGTATTAGGTCGCAAGCCACTACGTTGTTTAGACTTCTCAAGAGCTTCTAAAAAGGTAAGTCCTTTTTCTTCTTGCCCCTTGGCAATAGCCTTCAGCTTTTTAAGAACGATCTCTTCATTAGAACTTACAAGGTCATTATAACCACGAAGAATTCTTGTTCTGGTTTGATTAAGTAAACGGTTCTTTTCTTTAATAAATTCACTAGTACCTTTAATAAACATTTGATCGCCGTTTTTTTCCAGTTTGACCACTGGGGGCAGCCACCTATCCATAGGTATTTTAACCTCAGTTTGAAAATCGATCCTTTTTCCTTGGTGAGCAATTCGACAGAAAACTGGTGTTTCACCTTTTTTGTTTGTCTTATCTTTTCTTAATAAAAAACTTATCGTAAATGCCAT